ATGGAAAGCAAGAAATTTAAAGTTATAATTGTTGAAGACGTTAAGTTAGAATTAAAAGGTACTGAAGAGATTTTCAGACATGAAATTCCTAATGCCGAGGTGATTGGTACAGCTATGACTGAAAATGAATTTTGGGAACTTCTTAAAGTACATACTCCTGACATGGTATTACTCGATTTAGGATTGGGTGGTTCCACTACCATAGGTGTAGATATATGTTCTTCTTTACGGAAGAATCACCCTGAAATAAAAGTACTTATATTCACAGGTGAGGTGTTGAATGAAAAGCTTTGGGTAGATGTTTTGAATGCTGGTGCAGATGGTATTATTCTCAAAACAGGCGAGCTTCTGACGGCGACCGATGTGCAAGCCGTAATGGATGGTAAGAAACTTGTGTTTAATTATCCCATACTCGAAAAAATAATAGAACGCTTCAAACAATCTGTTGCGCAAGAACAACGCCGGCAGGAAGCTATCATCAATTATGATATTGATGAATATGACGAACGTCTTCTTCGACATTTGGCACTAGGGTATACCAAAGAAATGATTACAAATCTAAAAGGTATGCCTTTCGGTGTAAAATCAATAGAAAAGCGGCAAAACGATCTTATTAATCGCTTGTTTACTATTAATGAGCGAAGCGGTGTCAATGCATGTCGTCTTGTAACGCGCGCTTTAGAGTTGCGTATTATTGATATTGATAATTTAGAGCCGGATGAAGAATAATTACTATTTTCCCCATGTAGCTACATTCTTCTTTTTATTGACAGTAATAGTGGCATTAGTCTCATGGATAGGCAGTATTTACGGGCTTGGCACTGTGCAAAGTCTGCTTAGTCCGGAAGGTATCCGCTGGGAGCTTAGACATATTACAAGTAATTATGTTAAGACTCCCGCTTTGGGAATTATAATGATTTTACTCTTTGGCCTTGGAATAGCTTCTTATAGCGGCATGGTTAATGCCATTGGCAGGATTTTGAAAAGAGGAAAGCAGTTAACGCGAAAAGAAAAGCGTGCCCTACTGTTTTCTGCTTGTATTTTATTTATCTATTCGTTGACAATCATCATGACTACTTTTGCTCCTTGGACGATATTGCGAAGTATTACCGGCTCCTTAGGAAATTCACCTTTTCAGCAAGGCATATATTATCTTATTTCATTCGGAATAGGTTTGTCAGGAGTAGTTTTTGGCTATACTTCCGGGCGTTTGCGTAATGACAGAGATATAATTCGAGGAATGACTTTCTTGTTTATTCGCTTTGCCGATTACTTTGTTATTTTGTTTTTTATTGTTCAGTTCTTCTCTTCGCTACTATATACTAATTTGACAGAATGGATTGGAATAGACTCAAGCATAATGGTTTACGTCTTTCATGTTTGTTGTTTTATTCCTTTTATTGGAATGCTAAATAGAAAAAAATAAGTTATGAGCGAAAATAGTTGCTAAGATTTTTGGAACTTTTGATAAAAGCTATTATCTTTGCACCCGCAAACAAGGATGGTTCCGTAGCTCAGCTGGATAGAGCAACGCCCTTCTAAGGCGTGGGTCCTGCGTTCGAATCGCAGCGGAATCACTAAAGGCGGTTACTTCGGTAATCGCCTTTTTTATTGTATATCAGCTAATTACAATGTAATATATTGGAATATAAGCATTTACAACTCGTTTTTATTAACGTTTATTAGTGCACAATCATGCACAGTAATGCATCAAACGTATTATTTTTGATACCGATAAAGTATCAAAGGTATCAAATGATACCCAAAAACATGATACCAAATAGAATAAATACTGTTTTTTTATTTATTAAACCAATACATGCATTATTTAACAGTATACATGAAAATTCGTGATTCTGTTCGATTACAACCAGTGATTCACATTAAAAAACAAAAAGTATGAAGTATCCAACAATGAGGTTTGTGTTCGACAGAAAGCATGTCGCCACAAGAAACAAAAAAGGTCTGGTTCAGATTGAAGTAACATCAGAAGGTAAACGGAAATGGATTGGGACATCAGTGAAACTATACGCTGACCAATGGAATGAAAAAAAGAAGGTAGTTAATTCCGTACACTCAATCCAGTTAAATGCGATGCTTGATGGTATGATGAGCAAATTAAATGATTTTATTCTTGATTTGTTTAGAAATGACCAGCAATTCGACTTTGAAAAACTTAACGCGTTCTTGGAGAAATCCAACCATTCGGATTCGTTTATTGATTTTGTTCGCACAAGAATAGAGGATAGGACAGACATTGAGGAAAGCACGCGAAAACAGCATAGAACTTTGCTACAATCGTTAGAAAAGTTCGGAAAGCTAAATTACATGGATGACCTGACAAAAGCGAATATAACGCTTTACGATGAATTCCTGCATCAACAGGAGATTTCTCAACCTACAATCTATAACTATCATAAACGCTTAAAGCGTTATTTGCATGAGGCAATGAAGTTCGGTTTATTGAATGAAGACCCTTATGTTGGTTTGCATTTTGAACGCGGAAGATTTGAGAAGCGGAAATATCTTACAGAAGAAGAACTAAAAATGATCCGTACTTGTAAAATTAATATGCCATCAATAGACCGGATACGTGATTTATTTCTTTTTCAATGCTACACTGGACTTGCGTATGCTGATTTTGAGAAATTCAATTTTGAAAAGGATGTCGAGGAAAGGAATGGGAAATATATTGTATCCGACAGAAGAAAAAAGACCAATGAGGATTATAAAATAGTGCTTCTTACTCCGGCAATCGAAATATTGAAGAAGTATGACTATAAGCTACCTATCATATCCAATCAAAAATATAATGTCTCATTAAAGGTGGTCGCTCAATACGCAGGTATTGATAAGAATATAACCACACATATGGGGCGACATACTTTTGCCGTTTTTGCCCTGAACAATGGTGTGCCTATTGAAATTGTTGCCAAAATGCTTGGACACACAAACATTCGCACTACACAAGTTTATGCGAAAGTTCTTAATTCCGAAGTGGAAAAAGGATTTGATTTGCTAGAAAGTAAGATTAGACTTTAACACCTGAATTGGAAGAACAGTTTCAGCAAGAGTTATACAGCCCTACTTGCTGAAACTGTTTGTTTTAAACTGAGTCGTCAATGGCATTGATTACAGCAACCATTTCCAAATCAAAGAAAAGGATACGCACACCATCATTGCATATACCGTATTGAGAACTGGGACGTTCATCGGTCCATCCGTTTTCAGCTATGACTAAATCAACGACTTTAAAAATTATATCCAAAGACACAAAGTTTATTTCTCGGTTGATAAAGTCTCTGAGTTCTTCTAATGTTTTCATTTTTTTAGTTTTCTATAAAATCAATCCTGCAACCTAGTGCATACCCTATCTTTGCAAGGATATCTATACCTGTACTATATTTACCAAGTTCTATTCGTGCTATGTGACCCTGGTTTATACTGACCAGCTCTGCCAATCTCGCTTGGGACAATCCCTTTTGCTTTCTGAGCTCGGCAATACGCTTACCGATTCGTTCTCTCTCATTCAAGTTCTCCATATAACCTCTCTTCCTCTCTTTCTTCTTCACACAAGAAATTCCACATCTCAATCAATGCTAATTCCTTATCTCTATTGCTTCCGCTGTTAGATGGATCAAGCCAATTTATGTGGGCAATTCTATCTTTAAATTCATCATAGCTACAGTATATACTATCGGCATCTTGGTCGAACCAAATAAAACAACGAGGGAAAGATAGGCGAATAATCCCTATCTGGCCATGGTAATCAATAATGTTTTCAGCAAGGTATATACCTGGATATTTCGGATTTTCTTTTTTCATTAGTAGATAACAGCTTTTAATTCCTTGTCAATTATACAAACACTCTCTTGTCTCTGCACGGAATAGTAAGTGACATGATTATTCGAAACTTCAAACATCGGATAGATTGAATCAGGATCGTCTTTAATCCCTTCAACCGTGAACTTAACGATACCTCGTTTTGCAGCCTGCTTGAATGCTCTGCGAAAATTTATATCTAATGAATTAAAAATTTTCATAATCTTATATTTTATAAAATTGAAAATTGCTTGTTTCTTAATTCAAAAACACGTACCTTTGCACCGCATATCAGAAATGATATTAGTCGCCTTCGGGCGTGGATTGAAACGACATTAAAAATGTCATTGTGACTTAAATCACAATTCAACATTTAGGGTAGCGATTTTTTCGCTGCCCTATTTTTGTTTATAGTTACCAAATTATAGTATCTCAGGCGTATTGTCCCGCCATCTAGAACCATCCGGCCACATACCTCCACGGGCGATGCTTATATAGTTGTCACCCTCTTTGATGAACACGGACCAACTACATTCATTTCCGGCAAAGCGGTTAGCCTCCGCAATATGCCTAATATCTTTTATTAACACCGATTTGTTAGTACCTGTAATCGGTTCCATAAGACTCGTGCCGTTATTGGCCTTAAAGTTCGCAAAATACGTTCTCATTGCTTAATGCCGCTTATCCGTTGCCGCCGGTTCTATTGTGTTATTTGATACTGCAAATATAAATGTTTATCTTGACAATGCAAAATATTACATTAATAAAGAAGGCATGTTTTTAAACATTCATTCAGATAATACGCTTTGTGCATATTCCGCACGCCTGTTTATTTTCGTTCTGAGCGCGGTTAAGCGATTTCGGGTAAATTCTAAGCCACTATGTGTGCGAATGCCTCTTGCGTTCAGTCGTTCAACTACCTTGTCAATATCTTGCGGAGTATTGCACCCCTCCAACATGGCGGCTATCATATTGTTCTTTTCATCGTTCATCGCTTCCTTTCTTCTTTTTTCCCCGTTCACCTTACCGCCTTTCGCCTGTCCGGTGGTTGTTCCACCTAAAGAGGTGCATTTGTTTCCAGCTTTGGAAATAAAATAACCGTTTTCCTCAATTTGTTTTTTCTTTACTTCCAATGCTGATTTAGTTCGTTCCTGTATAAGTTCTTTTTCCAGTTGGGCAGCAAAAGAAAAGGCAAACAAAATCATTTCGTCCATCGCTTTTATCATGCCACAATTCAAATCAATGCCCATTTGGACGATTACAAGACGTATTTTACGCGGTTTTAGTTCATCATTGATGAGTTTGTTTAAATCGCTCATAGATCGTCCTAAACGAGAAATTTCGGCTACTATTAGCATATCTCCAGTCTCCAGCAACGGAAGTACATCAGTGCCTAATTTCCGTTTCTTATAGGTTACACCGCCAGATATTCCTTCTTCCGTTATCACAATGTCAGATTTTAAACCGTTTCTTTTCAACCATTCTTGGACGGTTCTGTTTTGCTGCTCCAATGTTTGTTTGTCGGTGGATATACGACCATATTCTACTACTTTCATAAATTATTCCTTAGATTAAAATTCGTTTCGGCAATGGTTCGCCAATCTTATACAGTTCTACGCTTGTAACTTCTTGTGTTTCTTTAAGCAGGTTTATCCCATCGCTGTAGAAGTTTAGCAACCTTATAGCTTCGAATGCGTTGCATGGTTGAAGCATTATAGTTCGTCCTTTCTCGTTAATCTGAATGAAATAATTCTTTTCCATAATCTTTTTGTTTTTAAGTTAGTAAATAGTTCCGCCCGTGGAACTTGCACCACTTGCAAGGCTTTCAACCTTTGGCGGATAATTCGGTTTAAAAACCGTTATTTCCAGTCATTTCCTTCATGCAACCCACTACAAGCCACACGATAACGCATATAAAAAACATACTCCATTCCTCCTTGTTTTAGTTATTAGAAAATTTGATTTGCTGTCTCTCCCAATCGTATGTAAATGTGGCTGCATGGCGTTCACGGTCGTACACAAACACTTGATAACCTATTAGCCCGTAACAGCAAAATAATGGTTGTGTACACAGCATTATGTCGTTCCATGTCTTGCCGTTCAGATACTTTTCCCATGCGAATTTCCCTGACTCAATGGCGTTTTTTAATCTGTTCATATCTTTATAATTGTTATTGATTCGTTTTTAATATCCTTTTTCCACAATCCCGGCAGCCGTATTACTGCCGGGGTGTCATAAGATGATATGTTGGCAAAAACCCCAACAATGTATCTATGCTAATTGTGGCAATATATTTCTTTCATTGTCTTAATTCTCTAAACGAAACCGTTTCAAAATCACTCTTAATAATCTCTATCCGTACAGGCTTCACAAATCGGTTTAACTCCTTGCGTATCTCTCTCATTTGTTCAAATGATACGGTTACAATGTTCCCAGCAACTAACAAGTTGCGCAAAATGTTGTCTAATTCTTTACGTCTCATAATTTAATGTTTTTAAGTTAATACTATGATTTTATTCAGCGGCAACAAGTTTTCCACCTTCCCTTGTAATAAATCGTATTACGGGTCTCCTCCCCAATAGATAAGAGTCTCCGAATAATGTATATCCGCAAAAACTATTATACTTTAACGAATTTTTCCCGACTGTTTTAGATTCTCCGTTATGGTACACTGTATCCCCTTGTTTAATCTGTGAGATATGCACTTTCTCACATTCGAATAAATGCCCTTCCTCGTTAATCGGCATTGCTATTTTCCCCATACTAGTTAATTTTTTAAGTTAATAAATAGTTCCCGGTGGCGGTGTTGCTCCGCCTTCCTACATTGGTTAATCTTGTTCTATCGTCCACTCTTTTTTTACGAAGCCTTTAAAGCTGCCAAACGATTTTTTAAACGCTGCTAACGCTTCTTTCTTCGTCTTGCCGTAATAGCAATAGCGCGCCCCGTTATGGAACTCTACTGTTAACTTATATTCTTTCATATCCTTTAAAATTTATCTGATTCATCACTTTTGTTTATAAAGTCTTTTATTTTTTTTGGATCGGTGCCGGAAATGAATATCACAGTACCGAATAATAGCAACATAACGCCGAACATATTACACGCTGCTTTATTTGTCGTTAATTGCTTTGTGTAATTCACGCGCAAATCGTTTAACCATTCTTTTGCGTTGCGTATAATCGTAGTTATAATATAGTTTTTCCCATCGTTCGCACACTTTACGCGTTTTTTCGCTGCTCGTTCCGAATGGAGCGTAACCAGTGCAGACAACTATATCTTTATATGGCTCTGGTAATTCGTATATATCAGCCGCCCAACCTTCTAAACGTTCGGTATGCCCTATCTTTGTAAGATAGTTTACTATACTTTGTATTTTACAGTAACCTAATGATATTACACTCTCTTTCCCGTAGATGCGATATATTTCTTTTCTTGTTGTCTTCATAACATTATTATTAATGTGGATAAATGATTTTGATGTAGCAGGGGGCTAACAAGCCCCGTTATTTCAGCCTACAATATAAGGCTCTTTCATTGGAATATATTCCATACCGTTAAGCTGGTAGATAGGTAGGAAGCTTCTAGCCCAACCGTTGCCGGCATCATAAAACCCCTTGAAAACGAAATCAGAAGGGGAAGCATTACCAATTATTTCGAGTTCTCTATATCCATATACGTTGCTTTCTCCGTTCTTCTTGATGAACTTCTTTAACCAGTTCAACCCCTGAACGCCTTGTTCCTCTGTTAATGGAATGCCGTAGCCATCTCCAATGCTTTCCAACCAATCATAATCTATAACGTCTTGTTGCTGCTTGTTAGATCGATTTTTTAACAACTGCAATTGCTGTTTAGTGATTACACCGTTTTCTTTAATTTCTGAAAAAATGCTTTCTAAAGTCTTCATAATGCTATAATGTTTAATGTTAATATTTCAATTCATTACAGCGTGATTAATAGCCTACTAATATCAGATACAGCCTATACACTCAATGGCTGAATGTTATCGCAATACCAGTAAACCAAGAAAATTAAATGGGAGAATATTTGCAAGTGAGAAGTTAAAGAAGTATTTTTGCCTCCGGATTGGAGAGTACTTACTTTAAGTATTCCAACTTACGAGGGTCTTAACATTGCCGTGTTAAGGCTCTCTTTTTATTCCAACATTTAACAGCACGCTTTTGGCGTTAACGTTTGCCCCTGTAAAAGAATAGGACTTGAATATATCACCTTTCTTCCTTTCACATTGCGAAGATAACGCTTTTTTATCAAAATACCAAATAAAACGCATGATATTTTGTAAGTAATTATAAATAAATACATGCTTCATAACATACGTTTATAAGCCAATATAACGCTTCTATATGGCGTTATATTTTCATCTTCACAATGTATCGTGTTTACCTTTATTCGTCTATATCGCGCATATTGAAGCCATATGCAACGAAGCAAACGAGCGTCGCAAACCGTTGCAATACAATACACAGCAGCCCAACTATGAACGCTATACCCCTCCCCCCCCTATACCGGTGCAACCGTAAACATCCGTCCTCTCTCTCATTTTTTTTATTTTTTTCTGATTTTTTCTCTCTTTCTGATTGTTCGAATATTTTATCTAAATCAAGATGCACAAGCTGTAATATAATATTATTATCTTATACGAGTTATTGTTTTACGTTGATGCTTCTCTATGCAGTGTGTGTATGAGCCCCTTTCATTATATTCATAATAAAAGGGAGAGCGGTGTTCGCTGTCGCTCACTTTTTTCTTTATGTTACTTTCTTTTTTATGGGTTTTGGATTAGACATTTTTCCTTTATTTATATAGGGTATGTCTAATATGCAATGAGGTAGTACTATGCAATGCAAGGTATATTTCAAGTATTCTTTTACTTTTAAGATTAAAAGCTCAATATTAAAGCGGATTTAAATATATCACAGTGATAAATATTAAAGTAAAGCTTTAATATATAAATTTAAATTATTATATTTGCGTGTATTATAATAGAACAACATGAATGAATACAAGTTTTATATGATGCATTATGGCGAGCTTGGTGCCAGTTGGAAAGACTTGGAAATAGATTTCCCAGGTTTAAGGTATAAAGAATGTACAGGTCTTAATTCGTATGGAGAGCCTACAAATATGTATGCAGAGGATTTTGCTGAGACAAGCAAGGCGGAGGTGTATATTTCCAGCACACCGGCACACAAGCAGACAACTATAAAACTGACATTGATATTCTTGGAGGATGATACCAAGGATGATAAGTCTTACCATGACTTTATGACTTTCATTACCGGTTCTAAGATTGCCTACCGTGATACAGCGAGGAAGAGAAAGGTCCTTATGTACCTTTCAGGAGCCACAGAACCTAAAAGCGACACTCTTTACGGACAGAAATACAAGGAAGTGACATTTACGTTCAAGAACGTATATGGGCATTCCTTCGGATATGACGAAACTTTTCCTAACGAATAACAATTAAATTCTATATTGCTATGTTTTTAGAAACAGAAACCTTATCGGAAGCATTATCCTTTGCGAAGTGCAAGGATTTGCCCAAGAAGTTCAATCCCGAACTGGGGCTTACTTGGATATTGGCTATCGCCCTTATCAAGAAGAAAAACCTTATGAATGCCTATGCCATTGTTGAACAAAGGGCTGACGGACTTATCCAGTACAAGAAGACATTCGGGCGGCTTTCTCCCATTGATGGTCTTATCTCCATCCATCCGTATATGTACGTGGATGAAGAGGCGTTGGGAATGGCTATGAAAGCAAACAGACGAACTATCGCCATGCACTATGCTGATGCAGCGGACGACATCATTGATTCGGACGATGAGAAGTTCAAGGTGTACCAGTTGCAGTACGCCATGGATATGCAGAAGCTGAACATGAACCAGGAGAAGCCTAGATTCGGGAAGTCTGTTGTGGAAGAAGCGGAGGAAGCGGCTAATCCGGTTGTTGAGGAAGTGTTGAAGGAGAATGAGGCGTTGGCGACAATTGAGGACGAAGGAGAGTGTGTTATCGAGGTCGAGGACGCTAAGACAGCGTTCAGACCGAAGAAAGGTAGAAAAACTAAAAAAGAAGAATAGATATGGAAGATTTAATTAAGGCGTTGCTGATATTTTTGAAGTACGGTAATAAGCAATACCCAACTTCTTGTGAGCATGATATTCTTTACGTTGATATTGACCCAAGTGTTGTTCCTGATGAGGACAAGAAAACACTTGATGAACTTGGTTTTTTCGTTGATGATGAAAATGATTGTTTTGCTTCATTCAAATACGGAAGTATGTAAGCACAAATTATGATAGTCTATGATAGATGTTAAAGAATTGAGGGTAGGTAATGTATTGTATGTGAAATATGAATCCAAAACACATATTGTCCACTCAATACACGAATACAAAACTTTTAATGGCGGATATGCTATACGGATGGAAAATGGTTTTAAATGCAGTTTGGATTACGCAGAGCCTGTTCCACTTACGGAAGAATTGCTTTTAAAGTGTGGTTTTAACATTGAATGTTATGAGTATTGCATAAAAGAACAACGACTATTTGCAATAGAAGATTTTTGGATATTACATAATTGTCATAATGATTTTTATGGAGTAATGTGTTCCAATAAGGTTGTTAGGAAGATAGAACATCTACATCAATTACAAAACATCTATTATGCCTTAACTGGTGAAGAATTGGAAGTGAGATTATGAGCGATAAGAAAATGTAGTAATTTAAAGAATTAGAAAACAATAATAGATATATTATGGTAAAAGGAAACAAACAACAAGGATTTGAGTTCATCATCAAAGAAAGTGATGTGTTGGAGAGAGAAAACTTCGGCTCGTTTGAGATTATAATCACGAAAGGATATGCCTGTTTTAAGAACTACACAGGATTCCGGGTGTTCACTACCCCGTACGCTGTGGGATTGGACGGTGTGGCACATGAAACATCTCTCTATGCGTGGTTGAAGTATATGGTGGACTTCAAGAAATCCATCAAAGACAAAGAGAATGAAATGTTCGGGAAAACTACTTCCACCAACAAGGAGTTCTTGGACGGTATGAAGGTGCTTACCGAAGCGAACCTTATCAAGCCTATGGCTGTGTTCACAGATATTAATGAAGCGCAGAAAGAAGCCGAAAATTATATGAAGTGGATGGAAGGTCAGATGAAAGATTTGAATAAAGCAATGAACACTACGCCACCTGAAGAAGATTTGAAGGCGAATGCTGAATTTGAGCAGAAGGTTATCATGGCAGAAGAGGCTAAGGAGGTATTCGATGGAAGTGTTGAAACCGAGGAAAGACAGGTATAATCCTGATAATACTTACCGTATCTATATCAATATAGGTAATCATCCGGGTGCGAAGTGGGTATCTTTCAAGGACAAGGAAACCGGGGAAGTTACTAAGGGTATATTCTTGCCTGACTGGGAAACTGGAGGCATACGGATAAGACATGGACAAGTCAAGTTTGAAATTAATGCAATACCCGTAAAAGGAAAGATAAATACTCATGTGCTTATTCCTGCTGTATATAAAGGTATTGATTGTGGACTTGGACTAAGCATAGGTAATAAGGTGACAGACTTTAAGAAGGCTGTTATTGGAAACATGTATATATGCGGAGAAATACTTAATGAAGACCAAAAGAAAATACTAGAAAAGTATGTCAGAAGAAAAGGATTCTTTAAAATCGGGCGTTATAAGAAAAGTTGAGCGTATCGTGTGTGATTGCGTAAATAAAGTATTCTGCAATCAGGACCCTGTATATCCTTCAACTATCTATGAAGGAAGGACAAACATTATTCTTACAGGGAGGATTGCGAGAGGTGCAGTTTTTGCCGTATTGCATAACAGGTTCGGAATCTCATACGGTAATATTGCCAAACACTCAAAAATTAGCAGCAGGAACATTATACGGTCCGTAAAGACTTATAAGAGCATTCCTGATTCGGACAATGCCGTAATGATGATAAAAGAGCTTATAGAAGTTGAACTAAAAAAATTCCCAATTTTATGAATGATTTACTTTCTTTTAAACGTAATGTCATGATGCTCGGTCTTTGCACTGGATATAAGAATAAATGGGACGTAGCTACAAGTAAGGAAGCGTTAATGGATATAGCTTTGGATTCAAACGGTGTGGAGCTGTTGACAGATGCTCATAGCTTTGGATTCGGTATGGATATTCAGTATATGGAACGAACGTTTTCTGACTATATTAATGGCAAATGGAAGCGGAGCAAGGATGGATATACTTCGTGCCTGTATGTGGACTTTAACGGGCAAATAGAGCAGGATTGCACGCTTACTACGGTGCTTGCTTCAAAGGTTGAGTTCCATGTTTCAAAAGGGGATGTGTGCAAGCTGTATGTTGGAGGTGGATCTACTGTAAATATCACCGGAGAAGGTATCTGCTACGTGTACTCATACGGTCACAATAAAGTGACCGGCAGGTTTAAGTCAATGAATTGTATAACTAAGTCCGAATGGGCTAAATAACATGCCTATATCCACGTGTAGAAAAAGTAACGGGTGCGTTGGTTAATACTGGCGCACCTTGCTTAAAAATCAGATTATGAAAGCAACAGACTTAAAAATAGGCAACTATGTTCATATCAAATTCCGCTCCCCACAGGGAGAAAGGCTTTCCATCCCCATGCAGATAGTCGGAATATTTTCAAGCATCAATGGGGCAAACCCGAATGATACCGTTTACCTTGACTTTGAAGGAAACGAAGGTGATATATGGGAAGAAGAAGTACAAAATTTAGTATTCGCTAAAACGGAGCTTAAAAAACAATGAATTATATAGAAGAAGAGCAAATACAAGCCGACATAGAACGGTTTGAGCAAATAGGTAGCGATATTCCCGATGATGGAGATATGGTTGAACAAATACCATTGTTCAGATCTTCCGATATGCAGTCAGTCATTGAGGGCGGTAAGAAGAAGCCTCCTATTCATAGGCTTTGGGGCGATTTTTGGTGGGAGAACGAGCTTGTATTCTTATTTGCCGATAGCGGAATAGGTAAATCCATTCTTGCCACGCAGATAGCCTACGAGATAGCCAAAGGGGAAAGCGAATGTACGGAGGTGGAGGTAAGTCCTCAAACCGTTTTGTACTTCGACTTTGAGTTATCGGACAGGCAGCTTGCAAGAAGGTACTGCAATGCGGATTTCCCGAAGTCGCTTATCCGATGCACCATATCGGAAGAAGTGGACAGCGAAGATTTTAACATGAACGTGATTGACGGCATAAAAGACAAGCTGATTGATACAGGTGCAAAGGTTATGATACTTGATAATCTTTCCTATCTTTCTACGCAGACAGCAGAAGCGGAGTTCGCAGGTGCTATTATGGACGGTCTTACAAGATTGAAGCGTGAGCTGAAAATCAGTATCATGGTAATAGCGCATACGCCTAAGATTGAGGAATGGAAGCCCTTGTCTAAAACCAATATGGCAGGGAGCAAGCTTCTTTCCAACTTTGCGGACGGGGTGTTTGCCATAGGACGTACAAGGAATGGAGGACGTTATCTAAAACTACTAAAAACTCGCATGGTGAGTGAACCGGATGAAAAGTCGCTCCTGCCATATTTCAATATTATTTCGGAACCTTACCTTCATTTTGAAAAGGTTGGTGATGAAACGGAAAAGAAATTACTTATGGGAAAACCTGCAAAAGATTTTTTCACTTCTATTTGGGATAGAGCTGTTGCAGAGCCTATCCCTTTGAACGAGTTGGTTAAACTGATTATATCTAAAGATAATTCTAAAAATAGTGCAAAATCTAAGGATGGTAATGCCCGTAAGCGTATAGACCGTGCAATAAAGTACGGATCTTTAAAAAAGGACGAATTGAAGAATATATATTTGAAAACTGACAATTGACATGAATGTTGAAGAGATAAAGCAAAAGAAGCAGGAGTTGGGCGAAAAGATAGCTGTTCTTTTGAATGGGTTTGAAAATGAAACCGGAGTTCAAGTTTCGGATGTCGGCTTTGTGAGAAGAGTGGTTTATGACGAGTTGGGACATGAAATATATAAGGTGTATGTGGCAGAAGTGGAGGTGAAACTATGAGTAAGAAAAACTTATTATACGAGTTTGACCCTGTAATATACCCCCGAAATTTATGGGTGTACATAGGTTCTGATGAGGATTACATTAATAGATATTTTCACGAAAACGGAAGTGACAAAAGATTAAGTTTTGAGGCAAATTCAGAATGGGACGGATTGACATTAACGGAAGTTGTACGGAATGACACTAATATGGTAGGCATACTTGTGATATTCCGCAATAAAACTGATATGAGGATGGGGCTTGTTTGCCATGAAGCGAGCCATGTAGTTGATGGAATAGAGAACGCAATAGGAATGAAACACGGAGACGAGCCGTCTGCATATTTGTTTGAATGGGTATGTAAGAGTATCAATTTAGCGAGGTTGGGTAGTTGCGAGCCATTGAAATTTCAAGATGAATCTGAAAAATAGAACACTTATTTTTGTATAACCACCGTGATTTTTCTGACAATCAATGTAAAAACATTAAAAATAGGATAATGTAATCCCCGTTCGTAGCGTTCGGAGATTTTTGTTGTATGCTATTAAACATGTATAAATTAAATAAGAAATCCATTGCAATACAAATTTTAGCCTCTATATTTGCATCATAATTACGCTCATGGCTACGCATACCTTAAAGCTGTATTTGCAGCTTGTCCTTGAATAATAGGTATGCTTACCCTTTGTTTTTTTACAAATAACTCATTAGTATTATGGCATACAAAGCATTAGACATCGCAAATAAAATTATATCCAAAACAGATTTGGAACATGGTGATACTATATCAAATCTGAAATTGCAGAAGATGATGTATTACCAACAAGGTTTCCATTTGGCATATTTTGGAACACCATTGTTTGATGAGGATATTGTTGCTTGGCAATATGGACCGGTTGTCCCTTCTGTATATAAGGAATATAAATCGTTTGAATCCAATTCTATATCGACTTCAAAAGAAGGTATATCTTTATCAGATGATGAAGAAGAACTTTTCAACAATGTTTATGAGGAATACAACCAGTTTTCTGCTGTAGCCTTGATGAAAATGACACATGAAGAATCTCCTTGGAAAACCACGGAAATAAACTCTGTAATAAGCCGTGATAAGATGATGGCGTTTTTCAAAACACAAATTGAAGCATAAATGAGTGGCAAGTTTAAGTTAAAGCATAAAGATGTAAAGCCTAATTTAAAAGAAAAAGAGGTTGATGCGAGAAGCAAAGAACCTCTTTTCTGCTTTAAGTACTTGGATATGAAAACATCTTTAAAAGGATGTGATAATAGTGTGTTCAAGGATTTTGTAACGAGGATGCAAAAATTGTGCTGTCTTACTTGGAAAGATATAAACGTTTCCGGGAAACACCAGTATGGTTTTGAAATGATACCAATCAAACAGTTGAAGCCAACATCCCTTCCTGCAATAATCACAGAGGATATTAAAGAACTTGCTGTTTTCAGATATAGTGGCGATAACCGCCCTTTCGTATGTCTAATAATGGACTGTGTGATATACCCTATATTCATAGAAGCTAAATTCGGTGATATATACGACCACGGAAGTAAATAATAACAGATTTATCATACGTATGAAGCGGTAAGAGAACATCCTACCGCTTTATTTTTATTGTATAACTACACGTAAATCCGGGTCCTTAGAGCTAGCGTTAATGGGCACTTTGCTTTCTAACATGCCTCTTTTTTTGCTCCATTGTAGATTATGTGGTAATTTTGCGACGTTTACTAACTTAAACAAAGATTGCTATATGGAAGAAAATAAAATATTGGTAGCTAAGTACGGCTCAGATAAAACTCCGTTGCGACTGGGCAATTTAGAAATACCATGCTATGTGCTCGACAATGGAATGAGAGTATTTTCCGGTAGAGGAATACAAAAGGCAATAGGTTATGATAGCAAAAGTGGTCAGTGGATGAATAGTTTCTGTAAAATGGATGGTGTTTCAAGCTATCTTTGTGCCGGTGATAACAGCATATCAGAGCGGCTTTCTAAACCTATAAAATTCAAAAGGAATAATGCAGGTGGTTCACAATCAACGGCTAACGGATATGAAGTTACTCTTTTGGTCGATATTTGTTCGGCTATAATAGACGCAAATCGTGCCGGTGTTTTTGATAATGATGTTATTGTTCGTAATGCAGATATAATAATTCGTTCAGTTGCGAAGGTAGGTATCATAGCACTTGTTGACGAAGCTACAGGCTATCAATACGAAAGGGAGAATGACGAACTTCAAAAAATACTTAAAGCGTATATTTCAGAGGAACTCCTTCCGTGGCAGAAACGTTTCCCCGATATATTCTATAAAGAATTATTCAGGCTTAATGGATGGGATTATACTGTTAACGGGATAAAGAAAAGACCGGGAATAATAGGAAAATGGACGAACACATTTATATACGAGGAACTTCCTAACGGTGTATTAGAGGAACTTAAAAAGAAGACTCCTAAAAGTGAATCAGGGAACAGAACAAACAGGTATCACTAGCTTTTGACTACTGATATAGGAGAGCCTAATTTGGAGAAACAGATAAACAAGGTTATTACGTTGTTTCAAGTTTCCGACAACATGAAGCAGTTTTGTGATAATTTTAAGAAAATGAAGATGCGTCAAATCGGGCAAATGGAGCTTCCTTTTGAATTTGACGAAAATGGAAGGATAAAGGAATAGATATTTGAATATTACTAACTTATAACAGAATAATATCATGGGAACAAGAAAGGGCTACCCCTTTTCACGGAGGGCGTATAAGCAAGGATGGGGAATATTGTCAAAGAGTATATTCGGGCTACTGGGTCTTGGTGCGTGTGCTGCGAAAGGGATTAAGGATGCGGTGGAGAGTAATGCCATATCAGCAAATAATGATACACATAATAGTACTATACCCAATATTGAGAATAAGAATAAAGCACCACGTATATCAAATGGCGATACGAATGATAAGAAAATAATATCTGACAATATTGCTAATAATGATTACAGGTGTTTGTCTGTGGAAGAATATATTATTTCAGGGGAGTATAAATCAGACTATGCTTCTGCGAGTTTATCCTGTTTTAAGAGAGAAAACGGCAATCCTTATTATCATATCAAAATAAGGATTATGCAACGTGATTTCGTATATGTGTTAAAGGGGGAAATAATGCTTATTAAATTGGACAATGGGGATATACTCGAATTTAAGAATATGTTTGAAAGTAAATCCGACACAAGAAGATATGGGCAATTAATAACACTTTCGTATCACATTTCGGAGGAGCAAATAAACAATATCTCCGAACATAAAATAACCAAGATGCGTGTATCGTTTGGGAGTAAATATAAAAATATAAACGTAAGCGCATCCGACTTGTCTATGTATATTTCAAAGTCTTATACAAAAATAATGGATAGATTATCGAAAAAACCATCCATATATGAAGGATTTTAGTTTAATATAGAGTAATAATATACTTAAAATATAATCATGGAAGATAATTTAATTTCAGAAGAACTCATAAACGACAAAAAGGCTCGTATAAATGAGTTGAGGGATTCTATTAACAATATCAGGTCATTAGGATTTCAACCACCGCACGATATGACCTTTGAATTGGCAGAACTTGAAAATTCGGTATTGATTAATTCAGAGTTAATACCTACGTTGATAGGTGTTCTCGAACAGGAATTTAGCAAATTTACAAGCGAAATTAATCTGTTATTGAATTATTCACCCGATTCAGGATTGAATATCTCGCTTTGCAATGATAGAAAGCAAAATAATCGTTCCAAACGATTGAAAATAAAAGTGGTATATTCAAATGGTGGAACTATAAAATGCCAGTTTGGAGGTGACACCATAGTTGAATTTATAAGAGAAGTTGGAGTTGAAAGAGTTGAAAAGCTAAATATAAGAACAGGGAAAGTTGATGGTAACAGATTGATTATCAAAGAGGAAATATTCAGAGATATTGACGAATCTGTAAGAAAATCATGCGCTTACAAGTCGGCAGGTAAGGGATATTACGTGCATACGAGTTTGACTACCAGCAGGAAAGTTGAGATTATAAAAACCATAATAGAAAAATTGGGAATAGATGCAGATGTATTTGCTGAATGATTATTAATCACTTAAAAACATATTATATGAAAAAGATTTTATTTTCGATTATTACACTGATGTTCGTGGTAATGACGACAAATGCACAAGAATTGATTGGTTATTACAACAACAGATTTACGACAGAGCAAACAAAATTCAAAGTTCAGTTATTAATGGATGGCATAGATGGTAAGGACTATGTAATGGTCGAGGTATTAACAACAGATGCTGATGAAGCTCATCTGTTAATAGATATAGACAAACTTGAAGCTACAAAGAAGTCGATAAAAGATATTAAGGAAAAGTATGTCGAATGGTCTGCAACAGCTCGTCAGAACAATATAAAGGACATGAACGAAAAAATGCCAGTAAACCTTGTAATGCCAAAAGTAGCGTGGAAAACAAATAAATGGTGGTTTGCGGATGGATTCAGGTGGAATCTACCGCCTTACTTTATAGTAAAAGATGGAACTAAATATTATGCTTATATATCACAAGAAATAAGTTCAAGGTCTAATGAGTATGTAACAAGCGAAATAAACCTTATATTTACATGCGTGAACGACTTTGATTCATTGCTTAACATTCTAAATGTAGAAAAGATAAAAGGAATGGTAGATAAGTCGAAGAGCCAAAAGCAATTATTCAAATAATAAGATTTAATATCAAGGATGCCATGATACAGGGTGTCATTAGTTTTATGCTAAAAAACACACTGCAAAGTTTGGTAATTCCAAAATAAATGCCTTACTTTGCGGTGTTCAAATCTAAAAGCGGTACGAAGCCGCAAACATAGCGGCATTTTTTGTGCCTATACATATTGAGTATATTTTAAAAGATTAAAGATATAACTGCGCCGTGTCGTGGAGTAGAAATACCCACGGAGTTTGCTTTTAGAACTTGAACAGCACGTAGCGCAGTTTTTTTTATGTTCAAACTAAAAGTATGGAAGAAATTAAAATCTTCAACTCACCGCAGTTCGGTGAAATCCGTACCACAGGTACAAGCGAGAATCCTCTATTCTGTTTGGCAGACCTCTGTTCTGTTTTAGAACTTAGACCAAACGATGTAAGACAAAGACTTGACGATGGGGTTGTTTCAACCCACCCCATAACAGACAATCTTGGTCGTAAGCAACAAGCGAATTTTGTAAATGAAGATGGTCTGTATGATGTAATACTTGATAGCAGAAAGCCACAAGCGAAAGCGTTCAGAAAGTGGGTTACATCAGAAGTGCTGCCGTCCATCAGAAAAACAGGAAGCTATTCTTCAAAACAACTCTCCCAAGCCGAAATGTTCCTCCAACTCGCACAGATGAACGTGGAGAACGAGCGAAAGATGAAGGAACTTGAAGCAAAGACGGAAGAGCTTCAAAGCGAACTTACAGAAATCAAGCAAAGGACCACAACCGACCTCAAGCAGTCAACAATCGTGGCGTTCATAACCCGGAACAATATCAAACTGGACGTGACCAAGTACGGGGCTATGGGTCGTAAGGCAACCTCCATCTGCAAGAGAAAAGGAATAGAGGTTACGAAGATAAACGATGTCCGATGGGGAAAAGTGAGCGTGTACCCTGACGAGGTATTGAATGAGGTCTTTAAGGTGAACGAATAACCATTAGTTTATAAACCAATTACTTACGTTATCCGCATTTATGCGGACAGCAAGAGGTATGTCTAAAAATAAAGGAAAGTATGTTTGAAAGTGAAATATCTATAAAAACTTTTGTGCCGATGTCAATTTTTCGTGCGATGTATAGTAGAGATGTAAATAATCCATATTTTATATTCCAAATTAGGGAAAATGACCGACCTGAAAATACGATGCAAAGCGTAATTGTGTCAAAGGAAGATGCTATAAAACTGCTTCAGTATCTTCAAGGAATTTTAGGTGGGAATATTCCGATGTTTTAAATAAAAATAGAACAGTAACTAATAAAATCATGCTAAAAATGGAAACAAATAATTCAGTATCAATAAGAAAAGAAGATGTTAAAGACATTTTGGACATAGCAAGCAGACTGGAAGGAGAAGAAGCGATTGCGCAAATAATACGATTTTCGGATTGCCCGAAAGACAGTATGACTGGAGAGCTTGCTCTTAAATCAGTCCTTCGCTTCTACTCAAATGTGAGATACTTGCAAGAAATATTACAAAGTTTTTTAGCAAAATAATAATGAGAGTTATGAAAAATCAAGTATTATCAATCGAACAGATGTTGCACCTGAGAGAATTGGGCGTTGATACGAGTAATGCGAGCATGGTGTGCATATTTACTGATGATAGGGGTGCTATACAAGATTGGCATGAATTAGTAGATATGAGCCCAATATTCTTTGTTGGATTAAGATTAGGTTATTATGATGCCGAAAGAGGAGATTACGACCACTCATATCGTAAAGATTGCGGTGTATTCACCCTGCAAGACATTATAGATTTACTGCCGAAAGAAATAAAGACAAGTACAGATACTTATTGGCTGACAATATCCATTTATGATTGCAAAGAATGGTATGTATGCTATTCAATGTCAGATGAATTTGATTACTATAAGGAGTTTAAGTCAAAGTCATTGCTTGATGCAGCCTACGAGATGCTGTGTTGGTGTGCCGAGAACGGATATATTAAACAATTAAATACTAAAATTATGAATTACGAAGAAGCAAAAGTAGACAAGTTGAATCGCATTATTGTAATGCAGAGCGGGGAAGAAATCTCTTTCAACGACAAATCGCTTGCGAAAGGTTCTGCGGACGAACCTGTTATATTCGGAGTTGCGGTGAGCAGAAAAGAAGTGAAAAAGTTTGGAATGGAAATCGGTATCAGCGTCTTTGATGTATGCGACAACATCGAAAGATACTACTATTTCACTTTTCAGGAAGCCAAGATACTTGCTGAAAAACTTTCCAAAGGGATTAAGGGAATTGAGGAAAGAGAAAGCAATTATGTTGTGATAGACGGAAGAAAGTACAAACTGACAGAAGTGGTTGATTTGCAAGATTGAACCGTATATTATGGACTAATTGCCACATATTAGCATAAGAGCACGTTGAGTATTGACCAACGTTTCAAATGAAGAGGCACTCTACTTATCGCAAGCGGAGTGCCTTTTTGTATGAATTGGTTCAGAAGCTACTGCATTACAACGCGCAAGGCTGGTCCCTTGGAATTTGGACTTGGTGCAAACACACGGTCTATCCTGTCCGAAAGGATTTCCAAATACCTCGTCTGCGCCCTCAACTCAACAATCATGGGGTTAGATTCGCCCGATTGGGATTCTAAGCTGTAGCGGGCTTCTAATAGCATTCTGATTGCGGCTATGTCAGTTGTCTGTTGATTGACAAAGAACCTAATAGAATTAAGTAATGCTTCAAGAGCTTCTGCTGTGGTTTCTGATACACCTTGTATACTTTGAGTAAGTGCCGACAATTCAGATTTCTGCCCTACACTTGTGCCTTTGTATCCTAATGTTTCCATAAGCGCAAGCAAATCTTCATTTAATCCTTTCAATGCGCTTTCTCCAAGAGCCTGGATGTTTGCAAGCTCTTCTTTAGTGAGGTTAATCCCTCCTACGCTTCCCTCTGTAACAGATTCATCTATTTTCTCAAACAGCTCCTTCAAACGCCCTTGCGCAAGTCTCATTGTAGCTTGTTTGACGATAAGATTTTCAATAAAACTATCAAAGTTTTCATTAAGGGCTTTTAGTCCATCTTCTGTTTCATTGAAAGCATCCATCCATGCTTGAACAAATGAAGAGGCGGCATCCTTATATTCTGACTCCCCACCTATACCTCCTAATTCTAATTTCTGTTGGTCTAAAATTTCTTGTCTTGTCTTTTTCAGTTCATTTATAGCATCATTCCATTCATCAATACGGTCTCTATCAGAATCTTTCTTTGCCTCTTCTGAGTTAATCATATTTTCATATGATTCAATCTGTTGGTCTAAATTGGCTATTGTATCTTTGGTTTGTGTACGAAGATCATCTGCATTCCAAGCGGCTTCCATCTTCTCCTTTAACTCATCGTATGCCCTACCAAGTGATTCTATATTCTTTATTTGCCGTTGGATTTCACGTTCTTTCTTCTTGTTCTTATTGCCAATGCCGAATATGCTACCGATGGTATTGCCTATTCCGGCAATAGTTTTCATTCCACCTGTAACCATACCCAAAACATTACCTGTAGCATAAGATGATGCAAATTCTCCTGCACCACTGAAAGCTTGAGACATTCCATTTAATGATTCAGAAATTTCTTCTGGCACATCAACCCCGAAAGATGAAAGCATAGAAGAAACTTCTCCAAAAGCAGAATTGAATTTATCTATTTTTTCTGCATTTTTTTCAAATGCTGCACCGAGGTCTGCTATAGCTTTTTGCTTATCTTCTGGTTTTGCATTTTTCAAGTCTTTAAAAGCTTCAACAATTCCCTTGATAGGGTTTCTGTCTAGTTTTTCACCTTTCAGCTTCTCAAGCTGTTCAATTATTGTTTTCAACTGTTCTGGCGGCAAACTTTTGAGAGACCTTCTAAATTTCTCTAATTTCTCGAGAATACTATCAATAGCTGCCGTTGAAGAATAGTCAAGATTTTCAAATAGCTTGATGTATTCGTCTGTATTTTGAAACGTCTTCCAAGTATTTTCATCTGTCTTCTTATCGTACTTTTTTTTAAGGTTGGATTCAGCTTGCGCTCTCTGCTCATCTGTAAGGGTTGCTTTTGCTATATTTGCCTTTTCTTCGTAATACCACTTATCAAGCTGTAATTGTTCTGAAAGTTGTGTTTTATAATCCTTGAGAATTCTAATAGTAAGGTCTGTGCTTTCCTTATCACGCTGTTGGCCCAGCTTTTTAAGTGCTTCATCGTAACCCTTTTGGTCTGCCTTACTTAACTGTCCATTTTTATCACGTTTGGCTTCATATTCATCACGTATCCCTTTTTCTACATCATCCAACGTCTTTGCAAGTCCGGGGAACAACTGTTGAACCTCCGCTTCGGAAAGCCCTGCATCTTTCAGTTTCTTGTGCAAGTCCAACTGGTTGAACATATCTTCAATGTTCTTCTTGGTCTTTTCAAGCTGTTCTTTCAGGTAGTCCTGTTGAATACCGATTTTAAGTTCTGCAATTTCCTTTTCAAGCCCAGTTCTTTTTGCGGCATTCTTTACGTCATTAGGAATCTGTTTGAGTAACTTTTCAAGCGCATCAATCATTCCTTGCTTGGTCGGAATAATATCTTCCGCTTTGATAACTTCTCCCATTTGTGTGAAGTCCAAAGCACCTTTGAAAGCCGAACGTGTTTCCTCTATGGCACGGTTCTCTCCCATAAGCTGGTTCAGTTTCTCATACCGTGACTGCATTTCTTTGAGGACGGAGATACGTTCAGCCCAAATATCACGCTCGGCACTTGAGCGACTTTTATTTTTGTCGCCACCAAGTTCATTATACAGGCGATTAAGTTCTTCTAGTTCGGATTTTACCTTGTTTGTGTCTTGACCATATTCGGGATATATGGTAGATTGGCTTTTCCGAATTATTTCGTTACGTGTGTCAATCTCCGTCTTAATGCGTTTCTTAAACTCCGCTTCCGTTTCCCCACTTCGTATATTCCAATTAGCTTGTATGTCAGCATTTCCATTAATTCCAAGCAGGAATTTCTTGATGCTGTTTTGAAGAGGATTAAGGTTAAGACCATTAATCTGTTTTTCAAACTCCTGCAACCACACTGCCCCTGAAGTATCTCCCGATTCTTTGGCTTCCTTGGTCAGTTTGTTAAAGAGTTGTTTGAGCTTGGTTTGTGCCGCTTTCTGTTTTTCCTCCTCAAAGAAGAAACTGTCATTGAACAATTTGTTTATGTAAGCGGAATCTACCTGCACATCCGAACCAATCGCTTTCAGTACCTTCTGTACGAGTTCCCTTGCGTATTCAAGTTCATCCTTAGTGACTTTTGTATTTTCTTTTTGTGAATTACGGAGCACATCGTAAGCGTTCATCGCATTTGCAACCATTTTTTCTGTGGCATCTTTCTGCTCTTGGTATCGTTGCGCAGTCATGCTGATAGAGCCTTTACTGAAACGCTGTTCAATGGATTCTACTTGGCTTATGTATGAACGTGTGCTTTCAAACCAATCCTTAAACTCACTACGTTCAATCTGAATATTATCGAATCTGAACTTGTTAGCACCGCCAAACGAATTACCCGACAACTGAGTGAAGTAGTCGCTTAAATCAATGTTGCCCAACCCTGTGTATTGCTCTACAACTTTTTCAGTCTCTTCACGAAGTTGCTTAGTTGACGTTATAGCACCACTTAATAATTTTTCTTGTACTTGGCTCAATATACCGCTAATTTCGCTCCAAGATACTTTCATCCCGTGTTGTTCATCTATTATTTCAGAGATAGCTTTTGCGGTTTTCTGTTGGTTGGAATACATTTCTTTGTTTGCATCCTGTCCAACTTCATCAATCATTCTTTCTTTTGTCTTTGCGTTGATATATTGATGTATCAGCTTGATGGCTTCATTATAATTTCCGTTCAACGCCTTAATCCCCTCTGCGTTTAGGTATTGTTCGGGCAGTATGTCTGAATACTTCTTTTTCAGTTCTGCAAGTGCCTTGTTGTGTTCTTGGTATGATTTGGTAGAATCTGTAACAACAGAAGCCAACTTTACATAGTTATTTGACGATTGAACGACACTAAAAGCCCCCTCTGCTGCTATGCCGTCAAGTGCTTCTTTCAGTCTGTTTGTATTTTGAATTACTTCGTAAATAGCTACACCAACGGCTGTAATAACGGCAAGAATAGCACCGTATGGATTCTTGGCTACCGCCATATTTAAACCGTTCTGTGCAGCTGTTGCCCCTACCGTTGCAGCGGTTTGTGTACGAGTAGCCATAATTTCCTTGAATTTGAGGGATATTCTCGTTTTCTGCATAGCTATGCCCTTTGTCATATAGATTCGTTCTGCAATCCACATTGCACCTGACACAGTCTTAAAAGTGCCGTATGCCGTTATGATAGTTTTCAATACAGAGGCAACCGTGCGCCAATTTTCTAATAATGTATTTGCAAGGTTGATAGCTGTAGAAATAGACAAAAAACCTTCTTGATTGGATTTTCCTATCTCATTCTGCATAATGGATATTACGTCTTTCAGACGATTTATTTGTCCGTGAAGTGTATTTACCTGTACCTCTTGCATATTGTAGAACAAGCCACCTTTGTCGGTCATTCTTTGGAATACGGCTTCGACATCTTCAAACTTTACCATGCGTTTGGAAATCATATCTACAATCTGTGCTGTGGTATATGCTTCGCCTTTCACTTCCTCAAAGTACGATTGTAGTTCTCCGTACAAGTTGATACCTGCTTCCGTGAACTGCCTTACTTCCGTACCACGCAAATAAGCTGCTGCTTTGACCTGTCCGTAAGCCAAAATCAATCGTTGTATATCTACACCTAATCCAGCCGATACGTCTGCAAGCCGTTTTGTAGTATCAAAGAGTTTATCGCTTTCGATACGGTATGCAGCAAGTTGTTTTGTGAATGTAACAAGCTGCATCGCTTGGAATGGCGATTTAAGAGCTTGCTGCATGGTTTGGGAGAAAATTTTATCTGCCTTATCTTTGTCTTGCAAAATGGCACGTAAAGCAACTTGTTGAAGTTCAAACTGACCTCTTACTTCAACAATTTTTCTGATATAACCTTCAATCTGTGACACGGAGAACACCAAGGCAAGCTGACGGCTTAATTGCCCGGCTGTATCCATCAGGTTGCGATGGCGTGTGGCAAGCTGCTGTGATTTGACTCCTGCTTCCGTCAATGCTTGGTTGTGTTTTGCGATGGCTTGGTTTATCTGTTCAAGTGTGCTTTTATAGTTGGCATCGGTAGTATTCAAAGATAAACGAGCTTTTTTTAGGTACTCTATTGCCGTGATTTGCCGTTGAAGTGTATTTGCTGTTTTAGAAAAGTCAAGCGCACCCTGTGCGGTTGTATTCTGTTTGTAGTTTTGTGCTTTTGCCAAATCTGCCGAAGCCTTATAAGCACGTCTGTCAGCAGCTATTCTTCTTTCCGTCTCTTTTTCTTTAGATTGGGCACGTTGCTCGTCCGTCTTTCGTTGCTCGTCAAGCTCCATCTTCATGTAGCGCATGGCTTCTACCGCAGCCTTTTGTTGCGGCTTTGACAAGTCCATGTTCTCAACGTATTTTTTCAAATCCGAATATCCCTGCTTCAATCCGGATATATTAAAGTTAGCAAATGAACCTTCTCCGATTTTATTGTTTCCTATTCTGTTTAGCAAATCTGCCGCACGTGAAAGGCTTTCGTTCAGAGAAGTAGTCTTTCTTGTAGTCTCTTCCGCACCTTTCCCTGCTCCTTCAAATGGATTACCTTTTATAGCATCTATCTTTTTGGCTAACGAAGTAATCACACTTTCCAATTTACTCGTATCCATTACCACACTGCCAAACCCGTTTTTCAATGCATCTGCTGCTGTATGGGCGTGCTTCTCTATCATCTCCAGCTTCTCATCGAAACTATCCAACTTCTTTAATACATCAGGGGTTATGTTGAGGAAAGCTCCTGCTTCGTTATTTGCCATATCGTTATCCTTTTTTATTAATTATGGGCATACCCAAATCATTCAAGTTCTTCAAATCGTCAACACTTCCTATTTTGCTGACCTTCTTTTTTTTCTTGTCCTTGTTTCCGTATTCTACATGGGAAAAATCAAACGAGCTTAACCGGACCTGTCCAACCGTCATTCCCCATAAATATTCGTCACGAGAGCACCAAGTGTTGGAGCGCAGAAAATCAATCATCTGCCCCCACTCTGTACGGGATATTATCAGTTTTGTTCCGTTTTCTTCGTCTTCCTCGTCAAGGTCATTTCCCTCACGGTCTGAATCACATTGGTACTCTCGAAAAAAAAATCCGTGCTTATGAGGTTAAGGATTTCACCAAGCAATAATGCCCAGTCCTTTATGTCGTAATCTCTCCACATCAAAAGGTCAAAGACCTTGTGGTAGTCATCTGATAGTTCTTTTTTCTCATAATCAGAGAATATCCTGTCCCTGTCATTGAGAAGTGCAAGCGTTATCACGTGTGCAACTGCCGGTAGATTTACCGAGAACTCTTTGATAACATCTCCCATACTTAACTTCTCTCCCTTCACAATCTGACACGCTTGTTCGGCTATAAGCCATTGAACACCGGGCTTCAATCCTTTAATACGCCACTCCGTACCGTGAAGTTTTACAATGCTTGGGCTGTCATTCATTATCCTTGCCAAACGTTCCATTGACTCATCAGATATAGGAGTACAAGCCGTTACAACATTTGTCTTTAGTCCTGTATCTTTTTTCTTTGCTCTATATACTGCCATGATTATAAACATGAAGGGCGGCGGCATATAAGCCTACCGCCCGTAAACACTCTAGTTATCTATTATGAACAAGTTTTATTTGGGTAAAGTATAAGCTGAATCTACATAAAACGGTGTTCTGATAGTTCTATCTCCATCGGCGATATTTGCATCATACGCTGTTCCTGCAAGGTTGATACGACCCACATTAGAGTTCAAAGATTCAAGCATTAGTTTTGAGTTAAGTTGGACTTTTGGAACCACAAATGCAGTCATCGTTTCCCCTTCCTCAAACACTACGTCAATCTTTGCATACAATTTCTTGTATTGAGCAGGAGCAAAGTATTTGGTAGAGACAGTAGTTCCTGCCGTAAATCCCATGAGAGCGACCAATAGGTCTTTTTGTGTATCTGCAACCTCAGCTGTAAATTGGTATTTGCCAAGCTTCACGATGGAAAGAATGGGGCTGTCGGAAGTTTCGCACTCGATGTCGTTTACATCGTTATCGTCTTGAGCGATTGAAGTGGTATCCTCAACTACATCTTCAAGGATATAAGAGTCGCCCTTTGGCACATCGTCTTGTTCAGAGCCAGTGAACAGAGTTGCCACGATGTAAGAAGGCTTGATGAATTTTTTGGCTGTTGCGCCAGTATTGTTTACTGCCATAATTAAAAAATGTTATCCTGTTAATAATCTGTTTACCTTATTGTCACTTCTATATTTATCACGTTGTAGTAGTAGTTCCTATTTTGGTCATAATCTGCATCACGGAAATTTACATCAATCACATAATGGGGGTCTTTGCATGATTCAATAGTCTTGTCAAGCGCAAGTTCCATTTTGTACAGCTCCTTCACGGGTTTCGTGCCGTGACTGTCAACTGATTTTGCGTACAAGAACACGTTGGCAGAACCTTTGGCATAAGCTCCGTAATCTCTCATGGAAAGAACGTCAACAAGCACCATTTCTTTCCAACTGCTGTCAACGGTAGCAGGCATATTCCCGATAAACAGGTTATCGGATATAGCCGCTTTTGTCAGCAGCATGGAAAAGAAGTTCTCCACTTTCGATGTTGTCTTATATTTGCTATCCATAATCAATAACTACCGTGACTTATTATCCCAAAATTTGCGTTCTTAAACTTTGAAGCAAGTCTTTTAACGTCATCCCTTGCCGTTGCTATCACCTCATACTTGTACTTGTCTTCGACTATTTCACCGTATGGCATTGCCACAGCTACTACCAAGTCTATACCGTCATGCGGTTTATACTTGTTTCGCAGAAAATCTGTAATCGCTTCACGACCTTTAATCGTTTCACCATACCATTTCTTACCTTTCGTAGCTTGAATAGCCGGGAAACCGCTTGCAACCAACTTTCGGTTTACATATACTCCCCATCCGTAACTGTCATGCAGGTTGTGAGAACGGTGCGTATATCCTTTGTTCTGCAACTGGCTATCCACAATTTTCTGTCCTTCACCGGAAAGTAATCTGACAAGTTCTGATATGCGGTCTTTCTTCGCCATAGCCTACACCTCGCTCATCTTAATGTCAACGTGGCAACCTCCCAACTGGCTGTATTCAAGTCCCACGACACGACCGTTAATAGGTATAGCATAATCCTCGCATTTGAAGTTGGTGTTGAACCTTATCGGAAGTTGAGCACCTATTTCGCAAGGGAAGAACACCTTGTAATCAGCCATGATAGTACCAGAATTAATCAGCTTTGCAGCCTGCTGTATGTCACATTCAGTTTCAAGAAGGATGGTCTCTCCCGTAGTGGGGACTTCGGGAGAACTATCCGTCTTTTCATCCCCGAGCAAGTCACCGTCACCGAGAAGGTTTCCGTCTTCCGGCTTGTTTGTTATCACGGTATAGAATGTACCATGAAACGGGTATTCTGCTATTGCTTTCCTTTTGAGACGCATAAACTATACATCTAATGAATTTTCATTGACCCAACTCATACTACCCGAATCCATGCTTTTCAACGCTTCTTCTTCACCATACTTTTTGTACAGTGCTTTCAGACGGTCTTTCAAGTTTTGGATTATGGCAGCCGTTACCGTTTCACTACCTATGTCCTGTCTGTAACTGCCATGTTGGAGTGATGATGAAGCCACAGACCACGGACCGTTAATGACAAGCTCGTACAGTGCGATAAGGCAATGGTCTTTAGTGCATTCATCTATTTCAGAACGGTCTGAAATAAACATCAAACCGTTTTCGTATGCGATATTTTCAAGCGCATCATCTTCAAAGACAAATCTCGTAAGCCCATTGAGGTATGCTATCGGGTCAAATGATTTTTCCATAACTACTACGCAATGTATTGTACATTTAATCGTCTGCCTGACTTGTGTCTACAATTACGTGATTACGGAATGTTTTCAGTGCAGGACAAGCTGACATCATTACATCAGTATGCCATTCCTTATACAGCCCGTTGTTTGTTGTTGTATTCACAATCGTGCAGAGACCATCGTTAGCCTGAGCAAAAATCTTGGTTATTACGCTTGAACCATACTTATCAAACATCTGTTTGTCTAGGTTATTGGTGTATTCAAACTCACAAGCATATCCGGCAGGGCGGAGAACAGCAATCTTATCGTCCCAACCTTGTACGAATGTGTCTCCGGTATTGGTAAGATTACGCTCACGTTCTTCAACAATTTCAATTGGAGATACACCGGGATAATCACGGAAAGCAGCTAAGAACAACTCTCGTGTAGTAGGCGCAGTAGCGGTTGTTGCGATGTAAGCTAAAGGATTTTTCTTGAAACTTTCAATCAATTCCTTAACTTCGGCATTTTGCAGCATTACTTCGTAAAACATCTTGCGTGTAACCTGCCATACCATTGCACCTTCATACCCCCATTCTTCACGATATTTTTTCTCCTTTTCCGCCATTTGACTGAGAATCTTACATTTTTCGTCTGTCCAAACTACTGTGCCAGCTTTAGTAAAGTTCTCTGTTGGTATATCAGCCTTATGCAACGGAGCTTGAACGCCACGTGCGATATTTCGGTAGTCAATATGACCTTTAGACATTAACTGTGCAGTCATGAAGTTCATGGTTGCGTCCGCACTATCAAGTTGGGACTGTAATGTATGTACCCAAGCGGCTACCAAATCGGCATCGTTTCCAAACAACTCAAACTGTTGTTCTTTTGCTTCACGTTCCATAGCTGTTTCAACGAAACCGGGAGCGATAAAATCAGGGATGGATGCGGTGTACCAGTGCAGACCGTCCTTATCCATTTGATTACTGTCACCAAGAGGTGCACGCAAATCCATCAAAGGAGCGGCTTTCAAGTCACGTCCTTTCACAGAAAAAGTAGCGATGCCATTAGGAGCGGTAGGTGTGGGAGCACCAGCTTTTACACCTTGAGTCTTGTACCAACCATAATTAGTGTATAGCAGACCTTCTGTATTGACAAAGGATTGCAAGAAACGTTGATTGGTCTTGTCTGAAAAGAATCTTGCATATCTGCTGTTATTAAAATCAAATTTAGGCATAGTTTCGTCAATTTTAAATGTTAAACCAACCCTTAACCTTGCTCTTGTTCAAAGCTTTTAATGCAGCCGAAAGAGGTTGCATACGGTCTTCGTAGAGGAATACATCTCCTAATGCCAATGCAGGAGTGATAAGGTATCTTGCACCATCGAAATCATCTTCGGATGCAGCCGGGTCAAAAACAAAATCAAAGTCGCAGGGAAGGTATGAGTTAGGATTAGTGACCATAGCTTCTTTACCAGAACCTGCTTCTTTCGCTTCAACAAGAACAGATGAAGTTGTTAATGCTCCGAGGGTTGCGCTCAATGTAACTTTCCAAACATCGCCAGCCGTTCCGTCAGTCGTTTTTTCAACGGCTGTGACTGTTACTGCTGTTCCTTTCCCTACCAATGTGGTAGGAGCAACCATGAGAACGTCCCCTACAAACGGAATGAGGGAATACCCGTCTCTTTTCAAGTAAATAACCGTATCAGATGATTCTGATGTTTTTGCAACTGCATACGATTTTAGGATGCGTATTTCGCTTCCATTAGAACCATTACTGGGAATATATTCAGCGAGCGTTCCGGCAAAAGCTCTTGCATTACCTTTGAATGGGTTTTTAACAATTCCACCACTGGTAGGAAATACAAGTGCGTCTTTCCCGCTCATCTGTAGCTTCACGAAGACATAGCGATGACCACCAATGCTTCCGCGAGCCTGAACTAATGCTCTACCGGGAAGATAGCCACTGTTCAATAGGATTTGCTGATAGAAATCTGACATTTTCTTTTTGGTTTAAATGATTATTATTTTTCTTCTCTGTGCGACTGCTTCCTTACGACAGCAACCACATCGGCAAAGTCATCGGTCTTTCCCTTACCGCCTCCCGTGCCGCCTGGAGTGATGTCGGGTGGAGTGTTAGCATTAAACTTATTGTAGCTCTTGACCAGTCTTTCTGTAAGAGCGTCAACGTCAGTTTCAGAATCAATGTGAATCAGTTCAAGCTGGTCGTTAATCCAATCCTCGTTCTTGACTTCTTTCCCTTTTAAGGCTGATTTGAGTTGATTGCGTTTCTCGGAAATAGTTTTGGCTCTTTTCTCTTCCTCACGTTCTGATTTCAAGTCTTGGAGTTCTTTGAGCAACTTATCCAGTTTGCTTTCGTCTCCTTTGTTATCCTTGTAATCATCCTTATCTCCCTTATCATCCTTTGCGGGGTGATTCTTTTCCCACTCCTTTACGAATTTTGAATTGTCGTTCCTGATGTTGTTGTCGTCCTCTTGGAAGTCCTCCAGATAATCGGCAACCGCATCATCCAATTCCAACTCGTCATTACCACTCGCTTTCTCCAACCGCTTGTAGATCCTTTCCACCTTGCCGTTGAAACTTCTCTCACTCATCGCCAAGTTTTTCTTGCCGTTGTTAGTGATTCCTGCTTTCAGTGCTTCTGAAAGCTGTTCTTTCGTAAACTTCATACACTATATGTTTTATAATGATTATATGCGAAAGTAATGCTTTAATAAAAAGGTATAACTATAAAAAAATCACTGTATTTATCACTATGATAAATAGACATTGGTTTAAGTATATATTACCTTGTTATTAAGAGGTATTTTTGCTTTTGATGAAAGAGCAAGAAGTACATAATGCGATAGTGAAGAAGCCTTTCCCAGGTTTCCAAACCTACTTTGCTTCAACGAACGTGGATATATGTTTCGGTGCCGGCGGGGTCGGAAACGGGAAGTCATACTCTCTTGTTCTTGGATTCGCTGAACCGTTAATGCTTGACCCTGATTTTAGATGTTTAATAAGTCGTAGAAGCCTTGGTAACCAAAAAGCAGGAGGAGGATTTGTTGATACATTCAAGGACATATTCGGGGAATATGTAAAAGTTAAAGAGGCAGACACGCCACGTATATCATTCCAAAGTGGAGCGTACTGCGATTTGACTTATATAGACCCAACGAATATAGACAGAATGAGGGAGCGTGCGAAAGGATGGCAGTACGATGCGATTGCCATTGATGAGCTTACCGAAATGCCTTGGGAGGTATTTACGTACATTCAATCCCGTAATCGTGGAAAAAGCAAAACATTTACGGGGAAATTCCGTGCGACATTCAATCCTAAACGCACCCATTGGACGAGAAGATTCATAGATTGGTATGTTGGAGTTGACGGGAAGGGTATCCCTGATAGAATAGGAAAAGTCAGATTCTTTTTTGTTGCTGGGTCTACCGTTGATGATGTGATTTGGGGAGATTCAAAAGAAGAAGTTTACGCTAAGTGCAAGATACAGATAGACAGTTTGATTAAAGACTTGAAAGGTAAAGCAAAATATCAAGACTTTATCAAATCGTTTACCTTATACGAGGGCACAGTTGATGAAAATGAAGCTCTAATGGAAGGCAATGCAGGGTACGTTGGTTCAGTTGCCGCTTCTGGTACACGCTCTGCTGCTGGGCTTATCGGTGTAAACTATAATGCAGACCCAGATTCTGACGAAAAGATACCTATCCCTTCCACTTCCGCACAAGGCGTGTTCAACAACAACCCTGCCGTAAACGGTGACAAATGGATTACCGTGGATTTGGCGGATTACGGTACGGATAATCTCGTGGCTCTGGCATGGGATGGATTTCACGCATACGACATTCTCATTCTTAGCAAGTCCACTCCGAGAGAAAACGCTATGGCAGTGAAGACATTTGCATTTGAGCATGGAACAGCCGAAAGCCATATCATTTTTGACGCGACTGCCGGAAGGTACTTCAATGATTACATTCCCGATGCAGTACCTTATATCTCGCAAAATAAACCTTTCGGGCTTTACCAACTTACCGCAATGACAGTCAAGGATATGTGCTATATCAGATTATGCAAGATGATAGAGGAAGGCAACTTGACAGTTGACGATAAACTTGCCGTTCAGACTTACACTCATCAAAACTTGAAATATAAAGTGACGATTGAGAACGAGTTTATGGAAGAATGTTCCGTTGTGCGATTTGACGATATGCAGAGTGGAAAGAAGCGGCTTTGGAACAAGAAGAAGATGAACCAAATGTTAGGGAAAGGCAGGTCTATGGACTTGTTGGACCCATGCGGAATGAGGATGTTACCGTGCGCTAACATCGAATACGGGAATGAAATTCAAGCAGGGTATTACAATCACGAGGAAGAAACCAAACAAGCGAGCCATACACAGACAGAAGGAAGTATTTACGATGAACATTTATGGTATTAGGATATGATAAGCTATAACGACATAAAGGATATTATCAATTCCCTTAAAACAGAAGGAATTGAAGCAAGGGTAAGAGATGTTGCCTATTTGGTAATGTGTGATTCTTTCGTAGATAAGGATCTTGCTGCAAAGGTTGCTTACCAAGAAGATGAAAAGCCTTCAAACAAGGTGTTATCCATGCTTGCCGAGAAACTGAAACCTTTCGGCATCGGTGCTATCACTACCATATCTAAAGATGAGAACCGAGAAGCGTTGCTGAAAGAAATATCGGAGATGAAACAGATTGCTGACGATGCGAAAGCAAGTGGAGATTCAGACACTTTTATCAAAGCAAGTAAGGTCGTGTTGGATGCACGCGTGAAGCTGAACGATAAATTCAATATTGAAGAGGAAGAGGGGCAGAAGCGAATAATCGTTGTTCCGCAGAAGCACGACATTATCTGCAAATGGACTTCGAGAGAGTGTTCTGCAATGCCGAGCAAGGAAGCCTGCATGAAGTATTACAACCTAATTGATGCGGAAAAATGACACGGGAAGAGAAAAAAACATATCTATTGCGGAACGTAAATGCCTTGTTGCAGAAGAAACCGTTTTTCAGAGGAAGTGACACTTGCTCTACAAACGACTATTCCGACGGTCAGTCCGCAGCTATTACCGATACACGCACGGCAAGGCTTCCGAATGTAAAAAAGAATGTCGTTTCGCAGGAAAAGTTTCTGAAAGAACTTGACCCGATGAGCCATGAGGTATTATTTGATCAAAACTTGCCGAGCATTTGCGTGAAGTTAGAAGATGGGGGATATCAGGAAATCAAGTTCCAGCGCACGGCATTAGCTTTCCAAGAACAGATACTGGCGAGCCACGTAATCTACCTTTGCGGGAATCCCTGTACATTGTCTTTAAGAGGTGGCACTCCTTCCGAGAAAGATAAAGCCAACTATTCCACAATCAAGGAGTATTGGGTAGACAGGAATATGGATGGATGGCGTACAAAGGCAGTCCGTTCGCAACTTGCAACAGGCGATGCAGGACTTCTGTTTTATTATGACTATAAAGGACGTATCAAGTGCCGCCTGATAAGTTATGAAGATGGTTACGTAATCATATCACACAATGACAACAACGGTGACAGGCTTCTTGAAAGTGTCTACTATGCCGATGCGGACGGTGTGGAATACATTGACAGTTACGATGATACCTACATGTACCGTATGCACACACCGATAGACGGTGAAGAAGCAGGCGAGGACGGTTTTGTAAGAGAACTTCCTATATTGCACGGTTTCAGCGAGATACCATTGTGTACCAAACGCGGTAATGTGGCGTGGAACAACGGCCAGAGCCTTATCGAGATTTACGAAATTATCTACAACATCTTCTTTGTCATTCAGAAACGGAACGGCTGGGGCATTCTGTATATCAAAGGCAATTTGTCAGAAACGACAAAGAAACTTGCAGGGAGTATCATTTTGCAAGACAAGTCAATGGACGGTAACGGAAGTGCAGAGTTCAAAGCACCGCCCAGCCCGCAAGGTATGCTTGACAGTCTGCAAGATTTGTTTGAGAAGATACAGATAAACACCTCATGCACATTTCTTTTGCCTAAAGATGTCAAGTCAAGTGGTGACATAAGCGGACTGGCTATTACGCTGACCCGTGATTTAGATTTGAAGAATGCCCAGCAAGGGGTTATCGAGTGGCAGAATTTTGCAGACAAGATGATGCGCCTGTTCAAGGAGGGATTAGCCAAAGAATTGGTAAAAAAAAGCGAGAACGTAAATGCCATTACAGAATTTGACAAACTTCGTGTCAGCTGTAAGTTCAAGATATGGCAACCGTTCAGTGCAACTGAGTATAACAACATGCTTATCTCAATGAAACAGGCTGGTATTCTCTCCACGAAAACGGCTATCGAAAAGAACACGGAGAGCACACCCGATGAGGAGCAACGAGTGACTAAGGAAGTTAAGGAAGCAGAAGAAAAGGTGATTGCCCAACAGCAAGCCAACAAAACGAACAAGCAGGAAGGAGGTAATAATGAATAAACAAGTGATAAACATAGATGCCAACTTCATTAAAGAGATTGCCAAAATGCAAGAGCGAATTGATGAAACAGATAACGCAATTTTCAATCTATTCATGAAGATACAAGACGTTAATCGACTTGATATTATGTATGATGGTGAGAATAGAGATCTGTACCATCACATTTATATGTTCATCGAATATGTCCTGCATAAGTTTCCAAATATATACGAAGAATTCAGAGAAAACAAACAACACAAGTAATGGAGAAACAAAGCCTATACATATACAAGCTGGATACACATGGGGAAAAAGTCAAATTTCCCAACGAAACCATGTCTGCAAAGCTGGGTGAATACACTTACACGGCACAGCGCATGGCCGGCACTCCTACGCTTACCGCCACGCTCAACTATCCGTTTTGCTTGGATGAAGAGTGGACTGGAGAGGAATTTGTGGAGTTCAGAGGTGAGAGATACTATGTCGACCAAACCCCTACATCTTCAAAGGACAACAAGAGCATTATGTATAAGCATGAACTCCAGTTCGTTTCAGAACGTATCGTATTGGAGAACGTGTATTTCATGGATGTGGTGACAACTGGAACAGATACTTATCATTCCAACTCTACTTCTGTGAAGTTCATGGGAGACATAAACGAGTTTGTAGGTCGCCTTAACGCTTCAATGGCAAAATCGGGTATCGGATATTCGGTAGTCATAGATGATGATATTACTTCCGATTCCAAACTTGTTTCACTTGACAATGTGTATCTTGCAGAAGCGTTACAATCCATATATACCATATACGAACTTCCTTATTACTTTGTAGGTAAGGTTTGTCACATAGGATATACAGAGAATGTAATTTCTACTCCCTTCGAGTATAAGAAAGGGCTTGTATCAATAAAAAAGACAAACGCCAATTATAAAATTGTCAATCGCGTTACTGGTGTTGGTAGCTCTGATAATATCCCTTTCTACTATCCGAATGATGATGAAAAAGGTACTATAGAACGTACACAAAACCTTATGCCTTCCATTTACAGACAAACAAATGGAGCGGAAAGATTCTACAATGCGCTTAACGACACGTATAAGATACCTGGCACAAATGATTACTACTCTTTCAAAAATACATTTTCTTCTAAGAAGATAAAAGAGATAAAGGTAGATTTCAGCGATATAAAGCCTACCATAGAAAATGTGACAAACGCTTCGGGACAGTTATTTGGTGAGATTGCGGATATTGCTTTTGATGCTAATGATAGTGACGAACTCGGAACCGGAGAAGGGAATAATATATTCAATGATACAGATGAGTATGTACATTCTTATTTCTACATAAAATTACATATATATAATGGAGATTACGGCTTTAACCTGTTCGAACAGGGTTTGGAGGGTGGTACGGCTGTAATCAATATGACTACGGGTAATTGCGCTGCTTGCGAGTTTGAAATAGGAGTTACCTATAAGGACAATGAACCGGGAAGGGCATTCAACCCTGTATTGGTGGATTCTTCCGGGAACTTACCGGCAGGAGATTTTGAGCAGAAGGTTACTTCACAACCATCCCAATATGTAGAAAGCCAACAAAACACTTCTACAAATGAAGTTTGGATTGCAGTAAAAAAGGACAATACCACTTTCGGAATTGTTATGCCTAATGCCACCAATAACTATAAGCCTTCTGTCGGGGATAAATTTGTGATTACAGGCATTAAGATGCCCAAGTCCCTTGTACTCGCTGCTGAGAAGAGATTGGATGAAGCATTGATAAAGTATATGTCAGAGAATAATGACGAAAAATTCACATTCTCTGTCAATTTTTCCAGAGTATTTCTTGCAGACAATATTCAATTAGCAGAATTACTAAATGAGAATGTTCGCATGTATATAAAATACAACGAACATGAGTATCTTATGTATGTAAATTCATTTACTTGTAAAGCGGACAAAAATTGCTTATATGGCATATCTGTTGAATTAACAGACAAATTATCTGCAAATGTTTCTGCATTACGAAGTACTATTACAGAAATTGCAGGCGATATCATAGGTAATACATTGGGAGGGAATAGTATTTCTACTACTGATATCTTAGCAAAAGTCTCTCGACATTTTCTCAGTAAAACACAAGATGACCGTACCCCGCACAAGTTATCCTCTGACAAAGCTTTTGAAATAGGGAAATTTGTCAGTGGTAGTACAGGTGGTATCATAATGGTTGATAAGGAAACAGGTCAAACCTATGCGGAGGTTGATAAACTGAAAGTCCGCATGAAAGCCTATTTCGAATCACTGGAGATACAAAATGTAAATTCTGTAGGTGGAAAGATAGTTCTGACTCCGGGTGGTGCTGTTACGCTTATTGATGTTTGGACCAAGGGCACCATTGAACAAACGCCCATACTTTCAATGGCAGACGGGAATCCTATATTGCTCGCAGATGGCAGTGAACTCCAATTGATGGATAAAGAAACGGTAGACAATGGCGTTCCCGAAGGCGTGTACAGATGTTTCTTCCTTGCCGAGCAGGACGGTGTGGAAGTGGAGAACCGCTTCCGTGCAGGCTTCCAGGTACAGAGCAAAAACTTCAATATCAAAAAGCCGGGAGAATACCAACAGGTGGCGAACCATTATTATTGGCGTTTATGTGTAGGGGCAAGCAAAGAGCCTATCAATGTCGGCATATACAAATTGCACTATATTGACCTCAGCATGGCGGATTGCGACACAGGCAGTGACATTCCGGCAAAGGGTGATACTGTAGCCCACCTTGGTGCACGAATCAAATGGAAAGGCATTGACAACAAGGACGTGACGGATGAAAGCAATATTGACGCACAGAATGCCATTGTTTTCTCTTCTACCGATGTGTTCAGCCCGAGTGTTACTCTGTATCACGGTATAGACTCCTACTCCTACTTGAACAAGGAGTATGTTGAGTATGGCGTAGACAAAACTAACAACAAGGCATTCTTCCATGTGTACGGTGATACATACGTTGGAGACCGTGACGGCAAGAGCTATGTGAAATTCACCCAAGGTGAAGGTGTGGAAATAAAGGGCAAGCTCTCTGTGGGCACCACTATCGGTAACGGTGATACCATTGAAGACGCCCTCAAGAAAGCTTCCGAGAAGTACATTGAGGATTTAGACCCTCTGAAAGAGTACATCAAGCAGGAAATAGATAATATCCAGAATCAGGTTGACGGTGCGATAGAAACATGGTTTTACGACCCGGTGCCCACCCTTGAAAATCTTCCCGCATCCGATTGGGATACAGATGAGAAGAAGAACAATCATTTGGGAGACCTCTATTACAGCAAGGAGGGGAAAGCATACCGGTTCCAATATGAACAAGAAAAGGGATGGTATTGGAATGCCATTACCGATACGGATATTGTCAAGGCTTTGGAAAACGCTCAAAAAGCACAGGATACCGCAGATGGGAAAAGACGCATCTTTGTGAGACAACCGCAGAATTCGGACGCATACGACATAGGTGATATGTGGGTAAATGCGACCTATGGTAGCACTTACAAGGACGATATGCTCAGAGCGAACACTTCGAAAAAGGCAGGGGAAGCATTTAGTATCTCCCATTGGGAGCTTGCATCAAAATACACTGATGACACTTTGGCGCAAGAAGCAAAGAAAATAGCCGAAGAAACGAAGAAAGCGGCTGAAAAGCTGGACAGTACTGTAAGTTCAATGAAGGACTTTACCGATGAAGCATTCAATGATGGTATCGTAGACAGAGGGGAAGCGGCTGCGATTAAAAAATACCTGAATAATATTGATTCCATCAAAAACGATGTAACAGAATCCTATAATAAGATTATAGAGAATGAGCTTCTTGATGAAGGCGTGGTAAAAACAGAGCTGGAAACGGCATACCGGCTTTTCAACAATTCGGCACAAGAACTGATTAACACCATAAACGGTGTCATTCAGGACGGCAAGACCACTGCTACAGAAGTGGCTATGGTGGACGGAAAGTATTCCGCATTCAATCTGAAATATGGTGACTTTATCGCCCATATCAATGCCGCAAACAATTATATACAGGAAAAGTTGAACGCTTCCATCAAGGAGATTTCAAAGAATATAGGTGATATATCTTACTTGACGAAAGCACTGAAGGAATACACCAATATTGAAGGAGGTCTTATCCAATCCTCATTGTTGGCGTTGGGATACACCTCTGATAGCGGATTCAAGATAATGAGCGGCACGAACGGTGTATACCAATCCGACAAGCGTGGCGGAGGTATTGCTTCCTGGTGGGGAGGTTCCATGCTGGACAAATTCGATTACCCGGAAAGCAGCGTGCCGGAAAACGTTGCCAAAGGTCTTGTGCGCTTTGACGGTACGGGTTACTTTGCCAACGGTGCACTTTGGTGGGAAGAAGATGGTACACTCCATGCAGACCCGTTGTCATTCTTTGTCGGTGAGGAAACAGTCGGTGTATTACTGTCGGCATTTAAGTTCTTGCGCTCGGCAGAATTCAAATATATATTGGAACCTCAATATCCGTTCACTCATATAAAAGCCATCAATTCTGTCCAAATCGGTAATGCCATGCTGAAATATGACGCGACCAATAATGCCGTATATGTAGAGAAGGATGATGGGTCTATGGTTAATTTCTACGCTACAGGCGAAGTATCCGCATTCGGTTCGACAACCGGTGGTGGAAGTGGTGCAACCTCATTGCGTATGCTTGACGATGTAGACCTTACTGTTCCTTTGTCTGACGGTATGGTATTGACCTACGACTCGGTTAAAAGCAAGTGGACGAATAAAAAAAGCGGTGGCGGTTTGGATATAGATGCCATGTGGGAAGAGCTTGCCAAGTCTGACACGTCCAAGAGAATCCATTTTTCCCACATACCGGACTTGGGCAGTGTATATGCCAAACAGGTAAAGCTGGGCACGACTCCTTACAATGTATCCAATGGGGTGGTATCTCTTCCTGCGTACCCGACCGCTCTGAGAAGTCCTAATGCGCTTACCATAAGTCTTAACGGGAAATCACAAGGGGGTTATGACGGAAGTTCGGCTAAGAGTATCAACATAACACCTTCGAGCATCGGTGCGGCACTATCCTCCGACTTATCCAAGTATGTATTGAAGTCGGGTGATACGATAACAGGCAATCTGGCAGTTAATGGTGAGATTGATTGCAACGTCATTGGTGAAAATGTTAATGATGCTCACGATGGGGATAGTCCTTGGAATGGAATCAGATTCACCGGCGGTGCAAGCGGAATGGATATATCAGGATATTATGGTATTGGATTCTACACCAGTAACGGCAGAATGATATACTTGGGTAATAATCAGTCGCACATAGTTAATCTGTATGCAGAAGGTAATGTTAATACCGATTCTTCCTTTGAATCCAGCATGACAGACCGTTGGCAATTACAATGGTCGATATACTTCAATCCGGGCAATGCCGTATTCAGGGCTAACCAATTATCCCTGATGATGTACGACTCCTGTAGACCGATAATTAGCTGGAAGGATACACTGGACGGTGTTGGTTGGCAGACAAGATACACCATTGGCACGTATCGACCTGATTACGACACATGGGGAACCATGCTGATAGCAGTGTCTAATGATGATGGAGGTAACAGCCCGGGGATTAGATTGGAGCTTGAAGCCTCTAATAACAGGGCGGTTGTCCAGGGTTCGTTCCTTGCAAGCGGTGAGATTACCGCTTATTCGGACGCCCGCTTAAAATCATGTATAAAACCGCTACAGAACAGAGGGTTCATCACCCCTGTCAGCTATATCAAGGATGGAAAGGAAAGTATAGGGTTTATCGCACAGGACATGATAGAATTGTATCCTGAGTTGGTATCTAAAGGCAGCACGAAAGAACACTACCTGTCCGTGAACTATGCCCAATATACGGCAGTATTGCAGGCTCAGATAATTGAGTTGCACAAAGAGATTGATGATTTGAAACGTAAATTTATAAATTAAAAACTATGGTTACATTATTGATTGTTTCGATTATTCTGTTTGTATCCTATATCGGATACGCGATTGGTAAGAACGGTGTCCCTGCAAGCATCAGCGACACTTACTATCAGTTCGGCAAGAGAGGTTGGCTGTTCACGCTCTTCTGCCTTGCCGAATCATCCCTTTTGATTGCCTCGTTCATTGAAGCCGGCAAGGAAGAATACCAATTCTTGGCGTTTATATCAAGCGCATCATTGGCGTTTGTCGGCTCGGCTCCCTTGTTCAAGGAGGATTATAACCGCAATATCCATTATGTAAGCGCGGGAATCTGCGCGCTTGCCTCTCTTGTATGGCAAGTGTTGATGAGTTTTTGGTACGTCCCTCTTATAACCTTCCTTGGCGGTGTAATCGTATTGGCATGCCTTAAGTTCAGGAAGCCTGTGTTTTGGATGGAGATGTGTGCCTTTATCTCGACTTTCATAACCCTGTTACTGCTCTACTGATATGGCTAACTCGAATAACGTAATTACGTCTCCTGTCAATCTGAGGAGTGACGTTGCTTCCGTTCTTGGGACGTCTGCAACGAATGTGAGCGGGTTATGCACGAGCCATGAGATTAATATGTGGTCAAGATGTAAGCCTGTCCATATTGCCTCTGCCGCTCCTGACAGGAGCATGCCATCTGACGGTGAAGGGGCGTGGTGGAAAGGCTCGATGAGGAATTGCGGCATTAAGCCGCCCCCTGTAGCGTCTTATGAGGAAATCCCCAAGCTGTATACGGGAGACAAGATGAACGGATATACCTATGAGAGACCTTGGGGCGGAAGTGGGAGTCCGTACAGGCTGGCTGATTTTCTGTTGTACAAGCACAATGCATGGGCACCCATATTCGCATTTCAGTGCGATTCCAAAGTATCCCAATCCGGAACCATATCATGTTCGGTTGGAATCAACATTACCGATGTGGACAAATCAGGACCCGGCTCTATAACGTTGTCCGATATAGATTTCGGGACTAACCTTGGAACATGGTGGTTTGGGGCGATGTTGGTTGACTCGTCCAACAGAATCGTAAGGAAACTGGCGAACGTGAAACCGGGTGTGTCATTGGAAATGCCTGCCAGGGGTCTGACGCTAGGTCAATATTATGATGTATATCCGTTTCTCTGCATGAATAAGATTAATAGTATCTATGACCCTGATTCGGTCAACTTATTCTTGCCGGTGATGAACTGTTCCCCCGGCAGGGTTAAGTATGTATCGGAAGAAGAAGCGGGTGGTTTGGTAATCAATCTGAATGCAGAGTATGTGACGCATCCAATGACAGGTCTGAATACGGCTGTCAAGTGGGAACTCAAGTTAAAGGCTACCAATGGCAATATGACTCTCCGCAACAATTGGATTAGTCTGCGATTCATAACGAGTGACGTGACCGACCCGTTCCAGGCAGGTGAGCAGCAAAAATCTTTAGGAGACAAGGATTTGACTCTGGACAATCCGGTTGTGATATCGGGCCAATTTGATTTGATGAATTTCTTGCAAGAGTACTATGTATATGTTACGCTATCCAGCGGAAAGTACACGAAGAAGGCTTATCCTTTGGCTTTGAACCCTAACCCATAATATACTAATCATTAAATTATACAGATATGGAACTGATTAAAAAAAAGGAAAGTATTACAAGGCTTTATGAAAACGGTGAAGTCTCAAACAACACGACCAATGATATCCAATATATCGTATTGGAAGGAGATGCTTATGTCGGCACAGCCTCTATCATGCCCACAGGGTTTACCATGACAGTAGGCATGAAAGCTCCCATCGAAGATATAGAGAGTATGCTTAGAAGCATATTGTCTTCCATCCCCAAGGAAGGAGGCGCAAAATGAAAATCAACGAAATCATCAGAAAAATGAGTTTTTTGCAACTCGTGCCTCTGAAATCGGATGAGGGCGCGCCGCTTGCCAATAAAACGAAGGTGAAGATTATATTGAATTTGGTAGCCTACGAAAGGGCAATGGAGAGCTTTAACGAGGATATGCGCGGTATCTATGCCAAGCTGAAACCCGAAGACTATGATGCCCAAGCCTTTCCACGAGTGAATGAATTGGAGAAGAAAGAAAACATAAGTAACGAAGAAAAACAAGAGCTTGAGTCGATTAAGCAGAGTGAGGAATACCTCTCTTATGTTGATATGAAAAAAACACTGATGCGCGAGTTTGAAGAGGCAAGAGAATGCGCTTCGGCAGACAATGACTATACAGTCAGCGAAAGGGTACTCACGGACGATGATTTGGTTTCCATTGCGGAAGTTATCCCTTCGGATAAGGAGTTTGCAATCGGCAGGAATGAAGATGGGGAAATCAAGGTTAATGGCATCACCGTATTGGCGGAGATTGGCAGAATGTTTATAATGTAAAACAATAATTATGGCTGGAAAAACGATTAACGAGCTTGACGCACGGACAACACCGAACGACAAGGAGAACATACCCTTCCAGGAAGGGAATACAAACGGAAGATTATCTACCGATGCGTTGAAAAGATACGTGGCACCTGATTTAACACCTTATCAGGAAACCACAGACGCTGATAAGAAGTATGTGTTCAAAGAATCGGGGAAACGGTTAATGACCGATGAAGAAGGAAGCAAATTGGCAGGGTTATCTAATTACAATGATGCCGACATAAGGAAACAAATCGCTGATGAAACAAAACGTGCAAAAACAGCCGAGGAAGCCAATGCAACCGCTATCGAAGCACTGGCAAATGAATTGGAAGCCTTGGGAGCATGTGGATTCGCACGAGTCAACGGTAGTGCAGACCCTGATGCGCAGGTAAGCTTCGGTGATGCCGCCAAACTTCGCGCATTGGCATCACACCTCCACTTGGGGGCGGTGAAAGATGGTAAGCTGGTCAAGCAATGCGCACCCGGAAGACTGACAGCGTCCGTAGATGGAAAAGAAATAGCCATTGACGGTACGGAGGGTGACATCATGAATTTTACCGACTGTGACCTGTATTATCTGAAAGCCACCATGTCCTACACACCGCAAGGAGGGACGGAAGCCAAATACAACATCGTGGCATTGTCATTACTGCCATTCGCCATCGGTGGAAGGCAGGCGAAACGCATCAGACCGTTCGCCATCGTTCCGGGGGAATGTGTCACCGCCAAATTGGAAGGTGATACGGCAAGCTGTGCACATTTTGTTTACAACAAAAATGCCATAGGTACATACAATGCACCGATGAATATTTTCAAGCAGAGCTACAAAACAAGTGGTGGAGGATACCCTACTCAATATGTATCGTCCATACAGTCAGTCAAGAACGCACAGGCGAAGAACGCAGATGGTTCCAACCGTCCGTACATGGGGATGTACTATGAGTTCTATGAAATCATAGTCTGTCTGATGAGCTTCGAGATAGGCACATGGGCACATACAAGGCTGAACCTGTTTGGAGTGGGATGTACCACATTAGACGGTGTCAGTTCGTTTACATTCATAGACGATTCGATTTCTGCGAATAGCGGATGGAAGGCAATTGTAGGCAGTGAGATAAAGTATAGCACCCTGATGGGAGATAATATGATTACTCCGGCAGGCTCAACGAGTAAAACCAATCTGATAGGCGGTGTGGCAGGTAGTTCGTGGTATGGATTCACGGAGATAATGGAAGCTCAACGATTACTGGACGGCATCAGCAAGGCAGGACTCGTATCGAAGATAGGAAGTATCGGGCATATATTCTCCTTCGATATGGAAGGCAGCGTGACTTGCACTGAGGACGGCTCTGTCAATCTGTCCACCGGTGCAGGCATGGAAGCATGTAAACATTACTACGTGGTGAGAAATGTTCCGGGTTGTGCGGGAATGGCAGACGGAGTAATGACAGCCGTTGTAAACTCTTACACCAAGATGGAGTTCCAAGATGGTGTGAAATGGACCGATGGCACGGCAATGAATGGCGGAATCGGCATTCTGAAACGCTCAATCCCTATATATAGAGGTTGGAACTTACCGTTAGTAGGACTATTCAGACAGATGGACGGAGCATACTATATCGTTAGGAAGAATTCAGATGGTAATAAGCTTCCGGTTCAGTTCCGTTGCGCCTCTGATGTTAGCCGTGTCCCTGTACGCACTACTTACACCTATCGTGTTCCTGATGATGAAGAGTGTGATATGGAGATAGGATTGGATTTGAAGAAAGAATATCCGATGGTTGATTATCCTGCTATCTCTGCATCATGGGTGAGAGAATCGTATTATGATTTTTCTCTTTTTTACGCAAAGAGTTGCAATGGAGGTTCAAGAAGTTACGAGAATGCCTACCTATGGTTATACATTAACAATGATGTATCTGCCGGTGAACGTTGTCTTCACGGCTCTGTTGTCGGTTGCGCTGCGTTTTCTGACTTTGCTTCTGCTCGGTCTGCGAATTGCTCTAATCGGGCTGACTCTAGCCACGACCGTTACGCTGGGGCTTTCGCTGTCCCTTATATCGAATTTATAAACAAATAATTATGAAAACGGAAAGAAATGAATTTGACGTCCGCATGCCTCTTGTAAGCTATTCAGAAGGAAGAGCATTGGTATGCGTCAACGAACAGACGGTTACTTATCCTGAGATGGAAGGCACCGAAGAGAAGACAGTTTATGTATATGATACATTATGGGCGGACTGTGATACGAATGATGAAGAGTCGGTAAGAAAATCATTGGTCCGGGAACTGGAGAAAATCATCAAAGAATATGATGTGTCTGACCATGTGAACGAATTTACCCTTGCCGGCAAGAAGATGTGGCTCTCCAAGGAAATGCGTGTAGGTCTGATGAACAGCATCAACATTGAGAAGAGTGCCAAAAAGGCTGATACCGTTCTTTGGTTTGAGGGGATTAATTACACCATCCCAATTGATGTGGCACTACAGATGCTTGCCCAATTGGAGTTGTATGCATTATCATGCTATAATGTCACACAGCGGCATCTATCCGAGGTATCCGGATTAAGTAGGCTCGAAGAGCTGATTAATTATGACTATGCCGTTGGCTATCCGAGCAAGCTTGTGTTTAATCTTGATTAGGCTAAGATAGGGAAATTCCCTGCATACCTTCTCAGGCGGGCAGGGAATCAAGCTTAGCTTTTACGTCCGGTTAACAAGGTTTTGCAAATATAACATTAAAAATTAATCCGACAAATGATTAGTGCAATAGTTAGAGATGGCATCGATAAGAGCGTAGCCGGAGGATTGGCAGGAATAGCTACCGCATTCGTTCAGGAGAGCATAGAACACATGATTCCGTGGCTGATAGTGTCTGCTGCCGTGATAATATGTGATTTAGCCTGCGGGCTGAGAAAGAGTATCATAATGGGCGAACAGGTCCGGTTCAGTCGGGCGGTAAGGCGAACCATGGGCAAGATGGTTACATACTTCAGCTTTGTTTTCATGGTGGTGATGATAAACAAGGCATCGGGTAGCCGTTACGACATCGATGTGTATTCCTGCCTGATGGTATGTTTTCTTGAGATGTGCTCGATTATCAGCAACATACTTAAGCCGAAGGGAATCGAGCTGAATATTGTCGAAGCGTTCAGGCTGATTTTCGGCAAGACATTAAAAGTTGACAAAGAAGATATTAAAGAAGTAATTAAGGAGGAAAAGAAATGAAGTTTTTTACAATTGCGGAGCTGTGCAAGTCCACGACTGCCGACCGCTTGGGTATCAACAACAGATGCAGACAGGAGCATGTAACGGCTCTTACTGCCTTGGTGGATAACGTGCTGGACCCATTACGCACATGGTGGGGAAAGCCTATAACAGTAAACAGCGGTTATCGCTGTCCGGAGCTGAATGAAGCTGTCAAGGGAAGCAAGTCTTCTCAGCATATGAAGGGTGAAGCAGCCGATATTGACACAGGAGACAGACAACAGAATAAGCTGTTGTTTGAGTATATCCGCAAGAACCTGCCTTATGACCAGTTGATTGATGAGAGCAACTTCGCATGGGTACATGTAAGCTTTAGGGCAGATGGTAAGAATCGGAAACAGGTATTAAGTTTATAAAATCTACAATTATGGCATTAAAGGATATAACCGGCAATTTTGCAGCATCCGGCTCCAATCAGGAGTATAAGTTTCAGCCTGCTGCGTCTACATTTGGTTTGCAATTGGTATTCGATACACATCCGTCCAAGGTGGTATTGTATCAGAGTTTGGACGGTGAGAGTTGGGTGGCGTTTGAAGTCGATTACGGGGTTGGAACAGTTTGGCAGAAGAACATCGAAGGTATTATTGGTGAGCAGCATATCAAGATTCAGCGCAATGTTAAGCCTGTCAAGGCATTAATTTTGGAGTAATATGAAGGTTAACACAATATCTTTAAATTCGGTGCGGTTGAATACAATCGCACTGAATCACATTGGCGAAATCCGTTCGGGTGGCGGTGGTTCCAAGCCTTCCCCTATCCCTCAATGGATAAGGGAGCATGTTGTCTTTTATTATGACGTAAAGAAGCAAGGTGCGACCAACGAAACATTGAAGGAGTCTGCTTACTTGCAGGACTTGTCGGGTAAAGGAAGGAGAATGAAGTTAAATAACTTTCTCTTCGACATGATGAGCGGTGTAGATGGGTATAATAATGAAGCGTTTAATAAATCAGCAGGTAGCTCCTTTGAATGGGAATTGATAGATTCCCGCACAATTAAAGGGAAAGCCTCACAAGTATTTACGGATTTCGGATATTATCATATTAAAGATGTTACAAACAATGTAATGCATATCAATTGGCATATAGATGGTATACAAGAAGGCAATAAGGTTTATCTTACTCAATATACGTACAATGATTTTAAGATTGAATTGCACAATGGAGATAATCATGTAGCACTTGATGTTAGTGAAAATACAGATAGACCTAATTATTTCTATGTCTCTGTTATCTCCGACCAACCCTACTCCACAGACATCACCATTACTCAGATACCCGAATATCCTGGTGCATTAGTGACAGATGGTGTAGATGATTACGGATTGGTAGAGAATCTGAGTAGTGGAGTGAAGATGCTGTTTATGACGGTTAATCCGATAGGGGACTTTAACGTTGATAAGATGTACTACTCGCAAAGATATAACCCGATAGATATCACTCCATTCTATATCTTTACAGGCGGTAGTACTAATATTGCTTATGCAGGAAATCGGGATGGTTTAACTTATATTAACGGAGTATTAAACAAGTCTATTGAGTATAATGAATTGTTTGGAGTGAAACATACAATTACGACTGTAAACGATAACGTTAAGCCTGAGACAAGTAAAGCTCCTTCTTTCTTCTGGGAAGAAGAGAACACTAAGAATTATTGCTCCAGACTCGCCTTCTACAACTCCATAGCCTTTGATTCCATACCAACAGAGGCAGACGGATTCACAGAGCAAGAATTAATTGATTACGTATTAACTAATATAATTGGACAATGAGATATACAATCGTTACGATAGAATGGCTGACCCAACATGGATTGTTGGCATTGCCGACAATGCGAAGCAACGCAGACGGCACTAAAGTAGTGCTGCATAAAGAATTCGTTAACCTCTTCCCGAGGGACTCCTTCCCCACCTACAGAATGGATGACCCCGAATTCGTACAAATCATGGAATCGGAAGAATGGAATCACGAACCGCAACCTTATAGTGCTGATTACATATTGGCTGCATCTGCACAAAACATGGTGGAATCCGCCAAAAAACAGATACAGACATTGAGCCTGACAGACAGCGAATCTTTGAAAGTTAAATCGCTGTATCCCGATTGGGCGGAATTCATAGACGAATCCTTATCCAAGGGGATGAAGGTTAATTACAAGGAACACCTGTATAAGGTCCGGCAAGATATCCCTATGGTTTTGGAGAACCAATATCCCGGCATGGCTACGGCAGCACTCTACGAAGTGGTTGTAGAGACCGCATCAGGCACCAAGGATGACCCTATACCCTATACACCTCCTATGGAGATATTCAAGGACAAGTACTATACTCAGAATGATGTATTATATATCTGCACAAGGGACAGCGGTCAGGCATTGACCCATGACTTAAGCAGCTTGGTAGGGTTGTATGTTAATGTTGCAAGCTTATGAAAACCATAATTTATTGTGTCATATTGCTGACGTTAGCAATATGCTCTTCATGCCGGAGCATAAAGTATGTGCCGGTAGAGACCGTAAGGACTGACAGTCTCTATCTTACCGTGCATGAGAGAGATTCAATCCACATTAAGGATTCTATCTACATCCGTGAGAAGGGTGACACAGTATTCGTTGAGCGATGGCGCACGCAGTACAGCGATAGAGTAAGAACAGATACCTTATATGTTGACCGTGTACGCGAAGTTCAAGTTCCTTACCCGGTAGAAAAAGAACTAACATGGTGGCAGGAAGTCAAGATTAATTTTGGTGATTTTTCTTTAGGTATTATCTTTGTATTGCTGTTTATTATTATTTGGATGATAAAGAAGAAAGGAGGTTCAAAATGAAATAGAACACTATACCGGGGATTATCCTCACAACGCTACGAGTAGAAGCGTAGCGATTACTCAAAATAACAAAAGCAGTTCTTTCGGGGGCTAAGAATTAAAAAAAGCCCCCAACATATCATCATATTAATATTGCCACATAAAAACATGATAAAGCATAAGATACCTGATGTTGGGGGCTAATATCTTCAACATAAATATCTTATGCTTTGTTCATCAAAATCTCATGTTTTATGTGGCGAGGCAAAGATAAGCATAAAAATTAGAAAAACTATGTGCAAATCAGAAATCTTTGCCAAGATAATTAATATTGTTTCAAAAGAAACCGAAGTGCCTGTAGACCAAATATTATCCTCTGATAAAAACATGGAAACAGTGGATGCCCGGTATCTTCTTGTGTCTCTCCTGTCTGAAAGCGGCATGTACCCTTCACAAATAGCCGTTCATATCCACAAAACCAAACGTGCAGTCAACTACATGATATCAAATTTCTATGAGAGGATGGAAAGTGGGAAAATGTTGAGAATATATTGGGATAATATAAAGAAATCATTGGGAAACAACTGATTTTACATAAGTTACAACATATGTACTTTTGCATACGGTCAATTTTGACCGGGATACAAAATACAAATACTTATGGAAAGAACTTATGTTTTTAATTCAGACGGAGGCAATGGAGGTTCAGGCGGTAGCAAGCTTGACATTACCGCCATGCTTCCCGGAATGTTTGGGAACAAGGGGATAGACCCTAACCTGCTTGCCTTGATGAATAACGGCAACGGCTTTGGAGGACAGGACGGATGGTGGAGCATTATCTGGCTTGTTGTGATAGCAAGTATCTTTGGATGGAACGGCAACGGTGGCGGTTTGTTCGGTGGACGTGGAGGAAACGGAGCTAACGGACTTCCGGCAGAATTGGCAGGAAACGCAGGACGCGAATTGTTGATGCAAGCTATTCAGGGTAACGGTAATGCTATCTCTCAACTGGCTTCTTCATTCAACTGCTCTACCCAACAGGTTCAGACAGCATTGTGCAATGTTCAGAATAGCATTACACAAGTAGGTAATCAGGTGGGATTGTCAACCAACCAGATTATTAATGCTATGCAGTCAGGCAACCAGTCTATTCTTACTCAACTTGCCGATTGTTGCTGCAAAACGCAAACAGCTATTGAAAGACAAGGCTATGAAGGACGTTTGCAGAATTGCGAATCAATGAATGCCCTTACCAATACAATGAACAACAATGCATTGTCATTGCGTGACGGTGCTACTGCCAACACGAATGCTATCCTTGCCAAACTTGATGCAATTCAAAATCAGGCATTGCAGGACAAGATTGCATCTCTTACTGCGGAAAAGGCTACTTTAACAGCCGAAATATCCCAGCGTAATCAGAACGCCACTATCCTGAGTGCAGTAGGACAACAGATTGCTCCTTTGGCAGCCGGATTGCAAAGCCTGCAATCGGACGTCGATGGCATTAAATGCCGCATGCCACAAACCGTGCCGGTACAATACCCTAACATCGTTGGCGTAAATCTTGACACATACAGAGCTGCTGCTTTTGGAGCCTATGCCGGTGACGCTGCATACGGACGTAGTGGATGTGGTTGCAACAACTACTGGGGTTAATCCGGTAAGAAAGGAGGTAGATATGTGGCCTAACTTTTTTACAGGATTCCCATCCCTATTCCCATCAATCGGAAGAACAAATTTCAACACTCTTCCTACGGTGGCTGTGACCGTCGGCACGGAGAATGTTACTTTGGAACTTCCTAACCACGCATTCCGTAACAGGGATTATGTTGGAGGATTCTATATCAGCCTCCGTCAGGCTATACCTGCCGGCACGACTGCAACTCTTCCGATACTGATAGGGACTAATGGGGACACAAGACCGTTGATGGCTTATAACAATGAGCCTGTGACTGTTGAAAACTTAGCCGGAACAGGCATCTATGAAATTCACTATAACAAGTACACCAACGAATTGTATCTTGTTAATGGTGGATACAGACCGACAGCGGCTCCGGCTCCTACAGCAGAAACAGCTTCTTTAAGGAGCAAGTAATAATTAAAAATGATTCCCTTTGTCGTTTTGATGAAGGTGGCTTTGTTGTGCGGCTAATTGAAGTTTATGGGATATTTGGGATGAACTACCTATCATTTGATTGTCCATAGCTTGTTAGTGTGAAGAAAAGGGGACCACCCGATTAAGAATGATCCCTCCCCCCAAAAAATGGTTACTTTATAAGGACTCGCATTTGAAAACCCCTAAATCTTCAGTTTAGCGGTAGTTCACAAAGTGAATGCTGCTACTGCCCGCACCCTGTAACTGTAGCACTTGTTGCCGTTGCTCGTCTGCCCACTGAAGAAGTGTACGTACCAACTGAGGCTGAGACTGTACTCAGTACTGGACCAATACCATGTGGAGGATAACGGTTCTTTGCCTATGTACCTCAGCACATCGTTTATATTATCTTGATAATGAGCCATTAAATTAAGCTGTCCTAATGATGGGATATATTCGTCATCTTTCAGCAGATTAGACAGTTTAGGATTTCGCTCAATCAGCTGAGTAGTGTTACGCTGTCCATTCATATCAAATAGTGCATCACATTCACGCCCATGATAGATTTGATTTCCAAATTCCTCTCGGCTGTCATTGTCAAGCAACTGAACATCCTTATGCTCCGTCAACGAGATGGCAAACGATACGTCTTTGTGCTTTAATCCGATGTATCGTACACAATCTTTGAAGTTATCGCCGGTAAACGGTTCTGCATGTCCGTCTTCGTAGATTAGATACAAGCCGTTGGTCCAGTCTGCCCTGTCTTCTTTAGTCGGCGTCATAACCGATTGGCGTAAATTTTCAATGTTAACCTTCATCGTCTTATTGTTTTTAGATTGTTTCTCAATACCTTTTCCCATTTTTGTTTTCTCTCAATTCATTGTATCTCATCTTCTGATTGATGTGCCATGTGAGGTCTATGTCCAAATGGTTGGCAAGTCCGAAAATAGCCAATAGCATGCCATGTGATTGTTTTTCTAATGGATAGTCATATTCATACGCATATCTGATGGGAATTGTGGATATAGCATATATACTTTCTGTAAAGGTCTCATCCTCGCAACTTTCCTCTGCTTCGTATAACATTTCTTCCGTAAAATCCTCGATGTCTATCTTACGCAATCCGCACAAATCAAGCAGACGTATAGCTGCATCGGCAAGTTCATCGGGAAGTGTATCTTTTACATTCTTTTCAAAGGAACACTTAAATCGCTTTTCTTCTGCCACTAATGCAGGATAGCAATTATAGTCCATTTCAAAACGTGATTTACATTTCTTTCCTAATCTTCCCTTTCTATCTGCTTCCACAGCTTCCATAAGCTCGGATGTAACTAAACAAAGGTGGTGTTTATTACTCAATTCCTCATCGTGAAAACCGTGTTCACAAGCGGTTTTATAAGCTCGATCCCGTAGCTCGTTCAAATTAATATTATTCATTGTCTATTTTTCGATAATCCTTACATCCATTACGATAAAAACCACCATCATATAAATCACTGTAACCATGGCTCATTTTAAACCGAAGAGGATGGTTTAGTGCACAAAGATCACTATAGTGCCGTTTAGCTGATTCTTCAATCACTTTTTCCATATCATCATCTAAAACATTTTCGTCTGGTTTAAAATTCTTGCATGTATCACAGTAACGGATAGGTTTACGTTCTCCTTTTTTCCCTGAAGGTTTTTTAAACCCTTTTAGCCAACAGCTTTCGTCTTTGATAGGGCAACATCTACAGTAATCATCAATTTCGTAAAATTGACAGTAGCCATCACAGAACCATTCTCGAAACTCTGTAAGCATTTTCTCTTTTATAAATTCTTCCTTCTTCATCCTTGATTATTTTCCCAATCTTGCCAGCTTCCTCATACCGTTCCTCTTTTATCAACTGTCTTTGCAACTCTGAGAGCTGGTTAAGAAAAACAATATCGTTACGATCTGACACATGATGAACATATCTTTCTATTTCATCCAGCTTATTCTCCATGCGTCTGTGACACTTGCTTACCAAAATTAAGGTAAAAATGCCAAAGTACAAAAATTTAATGGGGCAAGTACGGATTTAAATATTAATTCTGCTGTTTCCATACTTATTTAATCATAAATCAATAGCTTTGCAGTCCAATAGAATATCACACAATATAACGCGTATCCGAGTAATCTTTCGCAAGTTTGCGAAGGTTCTAATCCTGTAATAAAGTCCCACATATTATACTCATATACACAAATTAGATATGATATGATGGCAGATGCCAATACATATGTGAATTTTCTCATAATCATATAAGTTTTAATGCTTCTTGTATTCCAGCTTCCAGTGCTTCCTCGTAGGTGGTGACATATACTTTATAGCCATTCCCTTTGCTTATTTCGTTCTCCATCCAGTCGCTTTCTTCTGTTGGAACATTGAAATCACAAAAAGAGACCTTCCATTTTTTCCCAATAACAGGTTCTACCCATACATACACACCTTTTATTTCTCGTAGCCATTTCTGGGCTTGGTATAAAGAAGGAATCGGTATTGCGTTCTTAATATTCTTGTGACGCACGATTTTCTCATTAATGATACAACCCATAGAAGCTCCAATGACGTCATCATCTTGGTCTAATATACAATATTCATAAGTCTCGTCAAATCCTTTCTCTTTCAGCAGCTTCGCAGTCTCTAGTGTTACAAGTTCTTCGGTCATGGTATTATTCTCCTTTTAGTTCATTAATTAAAGCATCGGCGCAAGCAATAGCAAATTGAGCAACAGCTTTAGGTACTGTATGTTTCTCGTTTTCTTTATATGTTGCTTCGGAACAGGCATAACCAACTTCTTCTTCATTGCTTAGTATTCCTTGCATGGCAGCTTTAGCCAGTTCGTATCTACGCTGTTCCCAGTCGATAGCTGAAAAATCAAGTTCGCATTCCTTGAAAACCATATTACCACATACATATAAATAATCTCTGCTATGTTGAGAGTTGATGTTTAATTGGGGAGTTACATCTACCAAAACTCCTGTTGATTTTACTCTTGCTTTCATTGTTTAATCATTTATTTTAACATAACGCTTAGTAATAGTACCGAATGAATGATACCGATACCAAACTATATTTCCACGCTGAATTTCAGTAAGCCAATCACAAGCCTTAAAAACTTGTCCTACATTGTATAGGAATGGTCTTTTTTGTATTTTTCTTTTTATTCTTGCTTTCATCGTTGTTCCTCCTTTGTTTTAAAATGTTCAATCAGTTCATTTACGGTAGCCTTGTGGTAATTGTCAATCTCAAAATCATTAGGCATCCCATAGAAATCCATTCCAGATAAACCTCCATCAGAGCCATCCCGGTATATACCCCAATCGCCCTTATCATTAGTGAATAGTTGATTGTTGTTTGTATCATCTCTTAATGAAGCTATAGCCAAGAAAAGTTCTTCGTTGGTTCCGCAATCAATAGAAGCATCTATATCTGGGTTATTTTGCAAATCCCATTCAGGGGATGCAACATATCTCCATTCCTTTGTTTCTTTAATTTGGAATGCCGCAAGATATTTGCCCATCCATTTGCCATTATTGAGCTTATGCCCCAACTCTTCCAGCTTCTTCCGAAGCTCCGGTGTATTCTTTTTTATGAAACACGGTGTTGTAAATCCCATAGTTATTCCTCCTTCTCTATTTTTACTTTTCCACGGTTAACAAAACCATCACAGTTCATCAAAGCACAAAGACAGATGGAATATTCTTCCTTTTCTGACTTACTGCAAATGCGCAACAGTGAGCATTGGTTGCATGGGACATTTTCACTCGTCATCTCATGCAACACTCCATTTATTATTATTCCGTTCTTTATTTTCATACCGTTCATCTATTAGAAGTTACACCCAAACATAATACTTTGTCAGACACACCTATATCATCAAATTCAAGAATTAAATACTCTGTATCGTAAGGATAAGGGTACCTGCAATTTTTCAATTCTTCATCCGTCAATTTGCGTCTGACACGCATCTCTATTTCGTAATCATCGGAAAGATTCTCAATTATTTTTCTAAGTTGTCCTACGTTCTTTATTTCCATATCTCAATCTCCTTTCTCATGTTAATATCATTATTAAAATCGTTAATTTATTATTCTACAATAAGGCAAATATTTACTTTTGTAGTGAGTTTTATTCGGAGTAGCACTCCTTCCCGGCTGAATGAGCCGTGGTTCCCCTCTTCTATGGCATAGAAGAATTAGCCCCTCAGTCCCGTGCTGGGGGGCTTTTTCGTTGTGTATCGGCATCGCACAACGACTTCCAAGGCGATTATGCTTTGGTTGCAATTGTCGGGAAAGGAGGTGCTGCTCCATGAATAAAACTCAAATAGAAAACGGAATGATTCGAATATTCTGTCGATACATAAAACGGAAAGGTAAGACAATTTACCCTAAAAACGGTAAATGCTTTTCGTTCCTTGTAAAGGCGTGAATAATCAATCGTGATTGATTTTCGGGGAGGTATTCACGGGTACCTCCTTTTTCTATCAATCTCCTTTCTCTTTAATTCGTTCAAGTACATCCCTGTTGGATTCTAGTATCTCATCGAAAGACGGTATTGACATCCAATAGATTACATCATCTCTATGATAACTCTCACTTGCAGCGCAGTCATACCAAAAGTGATATTCCATATCTTCGTTGTAATCTTCATCATAATGCGCTATTCTTATTGTTCCATCTTCAAGCGCCACTAATTTTTCGTTTGTATCTTCCGGCAACCGTTCCTTAACGCTTATCCACGGGGATTGCTTGGATTGCCATTCGGCACCTTGTATGAAATTTATCTCTCCAAACCTTGCCAAATCTTTACCAAACAAAGTCCTGTCAACTGTCCTGTGATTAAACAAGATATTTTCCCTTGCTGCTTCTTCTACTGTCTGTTTCATAATTTAATCAATTAGGGGTGATGTGGTTGAATGTTCAATTCGTTCTCTATAAATTTCTGCAACTTATGGGCGCATTCCGAGCATAAGTCGGCTTCTTGGATGAATATATCTTCCCTTCCACCAACAGAGCCACCACCCCATTTATCTATCTTGAAATCTAGCCGCGCATTACGGAAATACGATGGCTGTATCTCTCTTCCGCATGCATCACATATTATCGTTACTTTTTTCATATTTGTTCTGTTTTAAATCAAATACAAGCTAAATGTCCGTAGGCGCATTCTGACATGTTGCCATATTTATTTACATGGTCAACAAAGTCCTCCAAAGGAACGGCATCTATCTCTTCTCTTGCCTGTACAATGGGAGCACCACCACCAGTAATACTTACTTGAACAGTATCCCAAGAAACGTACTTCTGACATTCTTTGGTCAATTCACTTTCTATTACTGCTAGTCGAGCAAAGGCGGAGTTATATTCTCCAGCCAATTTTTCTATCTTATTCATATTTATCTTGTTACAAGTTATTTTTTCCTTTTTTTGCATCTACGTTGAAAATCCAACATAGATTTTTTCCTACCATTAAGAGCACGTGACATTTTAATAATCATATATATTGTCACAATAAATACAATGACAGATAAAATACCTCCGACAATTATATATGTACGTACTAATCCCGTCAATCCGGATTGATTCAAATAGTCAATAAGTTCTTTCATAATCAATCTCCTTTCTCTTTAATCCGCTCCAATACATCCTTGTTGGTTCAATAGCTCACTAATGTTATCTATGACTTCCCCATCTGTCAACATATCATCCAGGATGATAGATTTAATCTGGCTTGAAAGCCATGATGTGCCATTTTCAAAACCTAGAGCAATCATGTCCTTAATATCGGAAACGCCATTAGGAATTCCGTTTGTTCCGAATGAATCAATTACTGATTCTGCATATTCTTTTGCTGCTTCTTCTAACTTCTGTTTCATATCTGTCCTGATTTTTAATTAACTCACACTAATTCAATTATAGTCTTCTTAAAATTAACATATAAAGGCATTTCTGACATGCCCCCATTGTAATCCAACTGTCTTAAAGAGGGGACAACCTCTCCGTTATCATCAATCTCATAATATGCAATATAGGCTAACTTCTTCGCTTCGGGGACCAATATCCTTTCATTGCTCAATAGAGAAAACCTTTCATGAGCCGGGACCGTTATACAGACCTTGCTTCCAACATTGAATCCTTGGTTGGATTCAATGTATTCCTTTTCCAACTTCTTCTTTTCGCCATTCAATTCTTTTAACTTTAAATCGATGGCATCTCTTTTGCTCAGAAATTCTTCCTTATTCATGTTTTGTCATTCTAATTGATTCTAACATACTTACCTGCCATATTACAAGTCCTTAATATCTCCGCATTATCCTCGCCAAAAGCGATTAAGATGGAACCACAACCGGGTGAATCTCCACGAGTCCCGTCCGGGCGAAAGAAACGAATCCTATTGCGCAAAAACTTCATCGCCGTTGCTTTTTCAAAAATTGTGTCTTGAAACATCTTTGAATCGCAGCGATTGAAAAGTAAAGCGATACCGTTTCCATGCTCTGCCATCCTACTGATGAATTTTTCAATAAGAGGTCGGGAATAAGGCGGGTTTAGCCATACACGGCCTTTCCATTCCTGTTTTAACCCATCGAAGTTTTTATCATACATCACCTTAGCTGTTTGCCATAGTGGATTGACCGGGGCACACGGATCTAAATCAAATTCACCCAACGCATCTATAATCTCCTTCGGTGTATACCATTCATCGGTAGCGCATGCTGATCGCTCAAATTGTGTATTCATTTCTAATTCGTTTTGAATTAATTACTCCCGCTAAACCTCCTTAAGCTCTCCATTGACTAGCATATACCATGTGTCAGCCTTAACCTTTTCCCCGTCAACTTCAAACGCCTTGACCTCCTTAATCGGGTAGGTATTACCGTTCCATTCTCCACGTTCTGCGAGGACTATCCAGCAACCTATAGCTCCCTTAGCCTTACACCTGTATCCGGCAGCAAGAGCAATGCTATCCTTGCCGGTAGCTGATGCTGCACCTTGGTCACCTGTGGCTGATGCTGCACCATAGTTGCCTGTGGCTGATGCTGCACCTCGGTCACCTGTGGCTGATGCTGCACCATAGTCACCTGTGGCTGATGCTGCACCTCGGTTGCCTGTGGCTGATGCTGCACCTCGGTTGCCTGTGGCTGATGCTGCACCATAGTTGCCTGTGGCTGATGCTGCACCATA